TAAATATTTTCCTTTCCATTTTCACCTAATAAATAGACAACACCCATTTTTTTTATTAAAAATAGCACTTTTATATACTTTTGTCAATAAAAAACCAAAAAAAGAACTATTTATGTTAAAAATAGTCTAATTATGAAAAAGAATACTTTGAATGAGAATATTAAACAAATGAAAAATGTTGTTTCAAGAATGCCCAAATCAATAAATGAATCAATTTACTTTGAAGACGATGATATGATGGACGGCAACGAAGAATTAATTACAGATGATGAAGAAGAAACTTTTACTGATAATGATGAAAAAATATCAAATAATAACGCCTCCGAGAAAGCTCGTAAATTAATTGATGATATTAGGAAGATGTCACTTAGAGCAATGGCTGAACTAGCTGATACACCTGATGATGAAAATTATATTATGTTAAAAAAAGTATGGAGTATGACTGACCGCAAACCTGAACAACAAAACGGAATGAATAATTCAAATAACAGACCAATAAATCAAAATATGTAAAATAATTACAAATTATCTAATATAAAAAGGGGCGACAAACACTGTCGCCCTTTTAATTTAAGAGATTATCTCTTCCATTAATTTTTTTATTGAACTAAAATCGTTTTCATTTTTTTTATATCTACTTTCCATGAAATATAGTACTTTTATACCATGTTCAGTGCATAATTTATATTTTTCATCATCTCTTATTTTGACTTTTTCATAATATTCTTCGCCACCCCATGCATCAATTGGCCTGAAATGCTGTATACCTTGGCATTCAATTGCTACATTATAATCAGGTAAATAAAAATCCAAGCGAAGATTTAATTTATAAATTAACCAATTAAAAGTTTTTTGACGCTCATAATGTATATTATTATCTAATAATGCTTTACTAATTCTTTCTTCTAATTTATATGTTTTACATTTCGGACATCCAGTTTTACCATCCATTATGTTATATAAATTAGTAATAAAATCACCATGTTTTTTACAAGTTATAATAACTTTATTGTTATCAATTCTATCATATGTGTCTAATTTTTCAAAAGTAAATGCTTCTTCGCCGTATTTAGAAACTATTTTTCTAATTATTTCTTCTTTACTTAATCGTTTTTTTATACCGTTTTTTTTAATTGAGCACTCATAACACCCTTCACCGTTCATTAAATTCCAATATCTCATATACTTAACACCATGTTCGGGACAAATAACTTTAATTTCCCCGTTTTCGTTTTTTTCTGAATATTTTGTTTCTGAAAAATCAAGTTTTGGGTGAAGTGTTTCGAGTTCTTTGACAACATCTTCATCTTTTTTCTTTCTTTTATTACAATATTGACAGCCGATACCATTAAAAAAATGTAATGGCCTGATTAAAAATTCACCATGTTCTTTACAATATATTTTAATGCGCCCTTTATTATCTCTAAAATTAAAATCTATTTTTTCGATATCATATTTTGATAAATCAACATTGTTTTTTTCTGCTTTTTTTATAAACTCATCTTTTGTTAATATTCGTCCAAAACGTCTTTTTTCTTTAGCACATAATGGGCAACCTTTTCCTTGTAAATGATTATGTAGTGTTTGTGTGTGTATATAATTATGCCGTTTACATTTATATGTTATTTTTCCTAATTTATTCTTTACATCTTCAACAAATGAATAATCATATTTATCACCATGAACTTTTTTAGACATTTCAATAATTTCTTCTTTTTTATACATAATGAAAGCTTTTTAATAAATAGTTTCTTTTAATAAAAATATCTAAAAAAAAATGGTTTTTTTATGACAAAGATATTTTTTACCATCCCTTTTTGATATTTCCGTCATTTTTCATACATTCCAAAAGAGAATAAGCCCAATGCGGGATTTTTATTTCAAATTCACTTTCTATTTTTGTCTTGTCAAGAACACTATATGAGGGCCTTTTTGCTTTTGTTTTATATTCTTTTGTTGTTGTGGGTAAAATATAATGTTTTAACCTTTTTCCTTCAATTTCAGGTATATACGGTTTAAAAATACTATAGAGATTTTCTATCATCGAAGCAAAATCATACCATGAAGCCATTCCATTATTGGAAAAGTTATATAACCCCCTTGTTTCTTTATATTTTTCATCAGAAATAAGATTTTTAACAATAAAATTGGCCAAATCTTTTGCATATGTAGGTGTTCCTATTTGGTCATGGATTACATTTGTCTCCATTCCCTTGTCAATCCTTTCAAGCATTGTTTTATAAAAATTATGACCGTACTCAGAATAAAGCCATGATGTTCTTAAAACAATTCCCTTTTTATATGAAAGAACAGATTGGTCTCCTTTTAATTTAGAACTGCCATAAACATTTAATGGCTCTTTTGTCGGCATTATTTCCTTATATGGCTTGTTCTTCTTTCCGTCAAAGACATAATCAGTTGAAATGTGAATAAGATAACTTCCATACTTTTTACATAGTCTAACCATATTTCTAACCCCTGTAAAATTTATATCACTCGCAATTGTAGGGTTATCCTCAGCGCCTTCCACATTTGTATATGCAGCACAATTTATAACAATTTCAGGTTTGATTTTCTCAAAAACCACTTTCATTTGTTTTTTATCTGTGAGATTGAAATCTTCCTTTGATAAGAAAAAATAACTGTTATCTGAACTAATGTCTCCGCAAACGCTTTTGATGCATTTTGCCAATTGGCCATCGCCACCTGTTACTATTATATTCATAAGCAATTTTTTTTTTAAAAAAATATAAATTATTTTTGAATTTTGTCAAGTTGGGGTTTAATGGACCATACTTTATTACCACAGTCATAAATCCTGTACCAATGTTGCTTTATACAGAAATCGTGCTCCGTTTCTTCTTTAGTACATCCATATTTTTCAACAAGCACATTTTTTCTTAATGCAAACCTATTAACCCTTTTATTATTAATAACATAAAAATAATTTGGTTCAGTTTCATGATTTAATTTAAAACCCAATTTTAAATATAATTTACCAATAGACCATCTTATGTCTGAATATGAAATTATTTCTTTAGGATTAAATTCTTTTATAAAATGATTTAAAAGTTTACTGGCACCACCTATAACATTTGTATTGAGTTTATTGCAAAATCTAATCATTTCATAGCATCCATCTTTGGACTTTTGGCCTAAATTTCGTCTTAATTTTCCAAAAGTCATTAATGATACTAATTCATTATTATAATAAAGTCCATATCCATGTTTAAAAACACTATAACCTTGTATATGGTTTTTATTTAAGAAATAAGACGCTTCTTTTTTAGAAACACTTGAGATTGTACATTTTCTTGCAAATATTTTGTTTTCAGTGATTCCTAATATGTTTTTAATTCTTGATTTACAAATATCCTTTTTATTTGTCCATTCATCTTCAAAAATATGAATTAGATTAATACCCTTTTCGTTACATTTTTTTGTTTTTTCCAAATGATAAGTTTTATCTTTATAAATTTCAGAGTGCCAATAAATTCCATCAATTTCAAAAGCTACATTATGGTCAGGCAAATAAAAATCAAGTTCCATTGGGTTTATAATTTCCCTATAGTTTTGATAAAATTTAATACCACAATCTTTAAGGAAATCTGAAAATTCATTTTCAATACCATTATCCTTCTTTAGGACAGTAAGATATGGATTACATATTTTACATCTTCTTGTTATGGTATCATCTGTTAAATAACCAAGTGTTTTCGTAGTAAAAATATTTCCACATTTTTTACATTTTACAGTACAATCAAAACGGCTTCTAAACTCAATTAATTCTAAATCATCATTTTCACAAATTTCCTGATATTTTGGTATTAAAATTTCATTTTTGATTTTTTCTGAATTAATTTTGCGCATTTTTTTCATATTATTTCTTGAAATATTTCGCCCCTTCTCAGTTTTAGAAAAACTCTCAACACCATATTTTTTTAAGCAAGTTTTTTTCTGTTTTTCATGAGCAGTGTTATAATCTTCTTTAGTTTTTTTTGAAAAAGTTTCTTTTAAAGTTTCTGAACGTTTCTTATTGATTTCATCTTTATGTATTTCAATATATTTCTTACGGCATTCTTTAGAACAGCATAATTTGTCATATTTTTTCCGCTCTTTAAATGTTTTTTCACAAATAGGGCATATTCTTTCTTCCCAGCATTCTTCCTTAATACCCTTTCGTTCTCTTTCACAGCCATGGCCGTTTAAATGGGTTAACGGATATTGCCAAAATTCACCGATTTCTTTTCCGTCTTTATCTAAATCATGACATATAATACACACTTTATCCCTTGTTGTTTTAAATTCAACTTTGGAATAATCATACTTATTACCATGTATCTTTCTTGCTTTTTCAATAAAGGATTTTGTATCCCATTCATGTCTTATACAAGAAGGGCATCCGTTGCCATTAAGATGATTATAAGGTTTCTGCCAAAATTCACCGTGTTCAGGGCATATTATACAAACTTTTGTTTGTGCATTCATATATTCGGTCTTAGAATAGTCATATTTATCACCATGTACCTCTTTTGCTTTAGTAATAAATTCTAAATTTGTAAGTTTTCTCATTTTACTGTTAGTTTAATATAAATATTATCATACAAAATATTTTTTCAAAAAACAAATAATAAAAAAATAAAGGGAACTATATACCTGATGGCACAAACTGAATGTTTGTTGTTATAGTTTATTCGATTAAAACATCAATAATTTAGATGTCGGTCTAACATTGTGAGCATTTGTTGTTATGATAATTAGAAAATTCACGGCGATATTTAATTAGATTTTGGGCAAACGATACTGCAAATTCTTTAGTTTCATAGTCTGTGTTAAAGTGCATTCCACATTCAAACACATCATATGCTTCAATAAGTTTATCTTTATCACTATACATATCCAATAGAATTCCTATGTGTTCTACTAAAAAAGGATTTTGCTCATTGTAATTAATGATAATATTAATGTTTTCAACATTAGTAAATAATTGCGGTCTCTTACATAAAAGAGGTTGAAATCTTTGAAAAATTCCTAAATATTTCATATTAAACACTATTTATATTAAATAATGGCAAAAATATGAAATTATTTGAAAATTATAACACAGCGGTACAAAAATATGGCGAAAAAATAGTAAGAGAACTATTGGATAATGGTCTTCCTCCAAAATATCTATTATCAGCATGTAGATTTGTAAAAGAAGGTCACAATTCAAATGAAATTGTTTTTTATTTCAGACAGTGGATGACCTATGTTGCGAACAATAACAAAAACATAGATGTTAACAAACTATCGTTTGATGAATTCTACCAAACAATTCACAAATATAAACTTGATTATATTGTTCCGAACAAGATATACAGCGATGAAACAGCCTCATTCGGAAAGTTAAACAATGCCAAAGATGTGCAACGCATTCCTGTCCAAAACCAATGGTGCATAAAATCCCAAAGGAAATTCGATGATTATACAAAACAGGGGTATCTGTTTTTTGTAATATATCTTCCTAACGAGCCGTTGCCATTTACTTTTGTTATTGCCGCTGTTTTTGAAGGAAATGTTGAGTTTTATGATTCATATGACTATGAGCAGTTTGAAGATTTAAGATTCGGAAACAATGGTGATGATGACCATAATAATTATCAGAAAAAATTACCAGACCCAATAACCACATATTTATATGATATAGCCGCAAAGCAAGGTGAGGCGTTAGATTTAGCAAAAGAAAATAATAATCAAGAAATAAAAGAGAATAATAATAAATACAAGAAAATGAATAAAAAACAAGTAATCCAAAGTTGATTTCAATACTGCAAACTATTTATCAAGGTGGGGTTCCTGAAGATAAATCGTTACCAGTGAACATCACAGAGAACCAAATAACAAACAATAAAAAGAATAAGAATAATAAATACAAGAAAATGAATAAAAAACAAGTAATTAGAATTAATGAAAATCAACTCAAACAGATAGTAACTGAATCTGTAAAAAGGGTGTTAAAAGAAGCATATCCAACAATGAGCCAAAAAGATTCTGATGATATTAGTTCATTAGAAAATAATATATTTACTGATGAATATAACCCACCACAAAATAATTTGTCATTTGGTATGATTGCTAAATTAATAGGAGATGCATGTTCAAAATTGGTAGATTATGATGCGGCACAAGCTATAGATAATGATGGTAATTATGAAATGGAAATTAGTTATAACAATTATCTAAAAAGTTTAGAAAAACATCTTAAATTTTGTTTGAGTTTATGTGAAAAAATAGTTAAACAAGAAATCATGTTGAAAGGCCAACAACCAGACAAATACTATGATTATAAACATTCAAAAAATGACGAGATTAAAAAACATCATAAGTTTTGGGATTTGCCTAGAAAAAATTTAGCTGAATTTAATGTTCATTAACAATACAGCGTTCCGATTGGGATAGTCATAGATTTTAATAAAAATACCGTAAAATATCATGAAAGGGGAAGTAGAAACGATTATTCTTTGGAAATAGATAATAGATTTAAACAAATGTGGGAGGCCTTGCTAAATGAGTTAAAAGCCGCGATTGATGCAAGGCAATATTAAAATAAAAACGCAGTTCTTTTTGGACTGCGTTATTTTTAAATCTTATTTCTATCAAATGGTATATTGTTTTCCAATTTTGTGCCATCAGGTATATAGTTCCCAAAATAAAAAAGTCAGCCCTTATCAGACTGACTTTTGTTTATTAAACTATTTTGTTTAATCTTCTTGGGTAAATTCCACCGATTCTGGATATACAACAAATGTTATTGAAATATACTCTAAAGCAGGTGTTGGTTTAATCATAATCTTAGCAGGTAAAATGTGTTGGTCTCTTGTTTCAGGTGTTACTTCAGTTTGAATTCTGTAGTCGTAAATACCTCTATTAGACTTAACATCTGCAAGGATTGGGTCAACCAAGCCTCTGAATTGTTTTTCGACAGCATCGTCATATTGTTCGAAAATCAAGTGTTTAGCGGCTGATGTGATAAGTTTCTTAACTCTTATCATAAGTCTTCTAACATTAATTCTGTTAATTGGGCTTTCAACATCATAAGCGGTTTTATTACCCCAAACTATAACGCCGTCTTTACCGAATGTTTTAATAGGATTAATTCTATTTTCATAAAGTGTATCTTCGTCATCAAGTGTTGTCTTATATTCGGCTTTTTCACATTCAACAACACCACGAGTTGTACCAGCAGGTGCAAACCATGGGAATGATGTGTTATCTGTGTCAGCGATATTTCTTACAACATCTTTTGTTGGTGGTAAATACAAGTATTGATTTCTAACAGTGTCTTTGTAAAGTATCCATGGTGCATATGTACAAGCATATGATGAATTGATATCTGTATCACTAAACATCATTGCCATTTCATTGGCATCATTAATACCGTAAGGAGCATTCATTATATACAATGCGTCGCCACCTCTTCCGTCTTCGGGGTCTTCTATGACTTCGATAGCGTCTTTGGTTAATAATGTGTTGTTATACCAGTCAATACCAGGTGTTGCAAATATATTTATATCAACATCTTGTGGATTTGAGAATACTTTGTAACCTGCAAGATATGCGTAATAGTCGCTTGTATTCACATATGATGGTAATTTATATTCAACAGCATTGATAAATGTTTCATAACCGGCTGAAGTTGTACCATAGTTATTTACATTGTACTCATCTGTATTTGTTCTTCTGTTACGGTTGATATCCCATCCATCAAAACCGCCATAGAAACCAACGGTGAATTTACGTAATTTTTCATTCTTGTAAATTGTTTGGTCAATATAGTCACCACCACCGTTGAACTTCATATTGACAAGTCTTGGTATGAACTTATCAGAAGTTACTTTATCAGTTGAAACACAATCAAATGTGTACCTATCATATACATTTTCACCATCAATGTAGATTGTTAAGCAATCTTCTGATAAAATACTGTCCATATGGAAACCTTTGGTGAACACTAAGCCTGATGACATACACATTTCACCATTGTCATTATATTTTGGTGTCATTGTATCGTCAATATAGAAACATCTTCCTTTATATGTTAATATATCACTATCAACATTTGAAAAACCAAAATATTGTTTTCTTTCTTTTATTCTTGGGTTATAAGTTGTTCTATATTTGATTTCAGGGGCAACGCCACAGTCATAATTTGGTGTTGGATAGCCTAAGAAACCACAAGGAACACTGCCTTCCATGTCTTCATCACTGTACATTTCAACTGTTATGTATTTTGACCTATTGCCGTATAAGCCATCGCTTGTACCAATTTTATAACCGATATATGATGCGTCACCTTTCTTAAGTGAACATTTTGCAAATTTCTCAAGTACAACAATATTTGAATCAGTATCGTTGAAATCTCTTACAACAACATCGAAAGTACCTGTTGATGGGTCAATTTTTTCGATTGAAACCTTTACTTGGAAATTAGAAGCATCACCATCAGATATTGTCAAGAATCTGAAAAGTCTTCTCATTGATACAGCCTTTGAAGCAGTAGCACATGTTCCACTTTCACTGTTATTACTTTTTTCTGTATTTAACACAGACACTTCTGACAAAAGCCATGGTGTTAAAGCACATCTATATTGTCCTTTATAATCACTATAGTCTTCAGAATCAATCATTTTAGCTTCACCCATTTTGATTATATAGTTTGCTTCGTCTAAAGCATTTTCATAAACAGCCTCAATGTAAATACTGCTTTGTTTTGTATCCTGAGGACTTGAACTAATTACACGGTAAATGTTATCACTATCACGAGGGTCTAATGAAACATTATAAACTTCTGTAGTACCGTCTGTTAATGTGGCTTTAATACTTAATTTCTTATCGACATTCAACGAGGCACCATTATTACTACTATTATCATTAGGACAGAATGTTGTGTATGTATCACCGTTATAATTACCAATTGTTATTGCTGATACCATGTCTGTACAACTGTCAATTGCATTACAGATATCACCACCTATACCACCCATTATTTTTTTACTTCTAATGATAACCAATGGTTTTGTACTTTCATCATCGCTAAGTTTTTCCTTGAAGTTTATTGTTACTTCAGAAGGACTCTTATCATCGTTGTAAAGCGACATTTTACCTTCATAACCATCTGTATTATATTCTACGTAGTAATAATCACTAATAGATACGGCTGTTGAACTTTCTGATTCGGTGACTTTGATTTTTATATATTGTTTTTCATCATCTCCTTCACCAATCATAGTAGTTGCATTTGTAAATATTACACTACCGCTTAAAGTTACACCCGTTGTTTCAAATTCAACTTCGTATTGGTCAGCGGGTTTTGCTTCAACAACCCAACATTTACCTGCGTCATATCCTGAGAAGCCAAGAACTCTTACTACATTAAGTCTCTTTGACTTGCTTAAATAACTTTTGGCAATATAAGGAAGTTCATATTTTGGCATACCAGTGTTTTTGTAAAGTTCACTTGAAGTACCACCGAAATAATCAACAAAGTCGTTCCACTCACTTATTTCAATGTTTTCAAAAGCTGGGCCATATAATGTTTCACCGACAAGTCCTAAACTTGTAATACCGAGACTTTTGGTTGAGAAAACAATATCTTTTTCCTCTGTATAAACACCTGGAGAAACATGTCTGCCTTTTGCGTTACTTATCATATTGTCTTTATTTTTACTTTATTATTTTGTTTATAAATAGCATGAAAATTGCAAAAAACTCTATTTATTTAATTTTAATTTTCCTTTTCAATTACATTTGTAAAATCTTTTCCAATCAATTTAATCTCTGAGTCTTCATAGCTTTTGAATCTTGAGAGATTTTTAAAACTTATACTGTCGTTATTATTGAGTTTAAACTGTTCTAATTCTTCTTTGGTGAAATAATCACTTAAGTTCACTGTATATTCTCGATAGCATAATTGTTCATCATTTTTGAATATTTTTTGAATATTTATCAGTTCATCATTTATATATAAATCGAAAAATCTCACATTTTTCATGGAAATTTTTGTTATTTCTGAATCACAGTCAATTTTGAAATTCTGTTTTGTTGAACCTACAGGTATTATTGTAGTTATTTCAATTGGCTGATATTCATATGGATTATAATTTTCGTCACAATCAGTTTCTTGAACAATGGTTTTAGGTTTTATGCGTGGCTCTCCGTCAAAACTTTCCAATTTTAACATTGGCTGTTCTATAACCCTGAAACTATCCTTTGGTATTATATATGCCTTAACCGTAATTAGATATGATTGTGAATAAAAACGTCTATCATCTATGTTGTATTCCGATTCATCAGATATATCATCAAGTGTCATTGGGATAAAATGTCCGTTTGGTCTTATATAACAGTTTATTGCCGCAAAATGCTCATTCATCATCAAGTTAAACTCATTCAATAACTGATATTTGTTTGTGAAAAGTGAAACAGTATACTTTAAATCTATGGAAATTGGCTGTTTCATACGGTAATCAATGAAATATCTGTTACCATGTCTATCCATTGAAAAAACTCTATTGATTAAAAAATCAATATTGCCAGGAATGTTTCTTGTATTACCGTTAATTGTTCCTGATTTGGGGTTGTTTTCCCTTGTTATGGCTTTGAAATTAAGAATTAAATTCTTTTTTTCATCAACATTTTCCCATGATTGTAAATATTCTGAAAATCTTTGGTTTGAAAGCATTAAATATGTCGGTAGTTTTTGTTCTTCAAAAGAAATATCCAAATCTTCTCTGACCCATCTTTCAAATTCCTTGTCAATATCTTCATATTCCAAAGGATTTGGTAAAGGTGTACCATCTTTCAATACTTCTTTCGCTAAATTTCTACGTCTTTCATTGCCAAAGGCTTTTCTTTTTAAATTTAATATGTTTTTATATTGTCTACTCATTTTATTTATCCATTAAATTCATTTTTATCCACCGATGCGGCAACAATAGTCCTTGCGAATGGTTTGGTTCCAAACATGGTAAATTTATTCGAAGTCATATTAACTCTTCCGTCATCAACAACAGTAAAATATTCACGATGGTCTGTATCAATCTGTATACCGATATAATCACCTCTCGAAATATCACAATGATGTTCTTCAAGTGTTGATAAAAGTACACTAAATGTCAATTTACCCGTTTTTGCATAAAATCCTGTTTGTATTTTATTGTTATATGCTTTCGTTTCAGCGTCTGTTATATCATATATTACAGGAAGAACGACCGGCGTTTTAAACCTTATTGCATCCTTTGTGGCTTCGTTGTATGTGTCATTTACTTTTGTTTTTTCCAAATCAACTTGATATAATATAATTTCTTGATTTGCATCTTGTTCCAAATATTCTGTCGCAAACCCTATTTCCAAATCAAAATCTTCCATCCCGAAAAACTTATTGTTCCTCGTAATCGGTATTCTATTGGTATTTTTTGACTGATTGAATTGAAGTGCCATTTTAATTTTTCTTTATTGATATATTGATAAATAGTCTTTTATATGATATTTTCTTGATTCTTAAAATTGAATTTTCAATTTAAGCACTAATACTAGTAACATGTATATTAATTAAAATTATAAATAATAAAAAAATATAAATATAATAATAAAAATATATTCTAGTTTTACTAGTAATAGTGCTCTTTTAATTGACTTTTTTATAATTTTTTTGTAAATTATAAATAATAATTTTAAATTTATGTATAACACCATAAAAGAAAAAAACGATGCCATTGATATATTGAAAAACTACAGTGGACAGAATCCGTATCTTCTCAGGTTGAAGAGGGATGTGATTTTGTGCCACAAAACCGATATATTAAACAATTATGTGGTTGAATATATATTGAAAAACAACACCGTTTCACCAAAAGTCATAAATAAAAACATTTCCATAACCGATTGGTATGGTGAGAAATTAAAAAATGACTATGATATTGAATTTATTCCTCAAAAATTAAGAATTTTTACATATTTTGGTGAAACATCGGTTTCTTTTCATTGTACTGTAAAATATAGGCAGAATATGGAAACCATGGAAATATTCTTACCAAAGAAAGCTGTACTTGGAAACTTTTTGATTGGTGATTATCATGAAATTCAGGTCGATTTTGACCGTTATGACAATTTATCAATGATAAAAGACCCTAATAGAAGATTGAAATTGCATCAAAAAGAGGCTGTACAATTTTTATTACACAGGAAAAAATGTATTTTGGCAGATGACATGGGATTAGGAAAAATGGAGCCAATATCATCATTAATTCCAACAGAAAATGGGTTTAAGACTTTTGGAGAATTAAAAATTGGTGATATGGTCTTTGGTGAAGATGGTAATTTACATCCAATAACAAAAATATTCGAACATAAAGATAAAGAAATTTATAAAATAACATTTAGTGATGGTACTTTTTCTTACTGCGGCCTTGACCATTTATGGAAAGTTAGGACTAAAAATATGGCAAAAAGGAAACAGGGGTGGAAAACTATGTCATTAAAAGAATTAATAGAATCAAAACTACAATATACAGATGAAAGTAGGGTAAAAATTGGGTTAAATCCAAGAAATAAGTATGAAATACCAGTTACATTACCAGTCCAATATAAAGAAAAAGACTACTTAATTCATCCATATATATTAGGAATGTGCATTGGAGATGGAAATTTGTGCAATAACGGAATAAATATTTCAATACCTGATAATGAAAAAGAAACAGCGAATAGAATTGAAGCATTGCTTAGGGAAGATATGTTTCTAAAAGAAGACAGAAGTACAAATTGTCCAAGATATAGAATATTGCATAAAGTTAGAAAGTTTAGGAATGATTACATATCTGAAATAAAAAGATTAGGGCTAAATGTAAAAGGAAATGATAAGTTTATTCCAACCGAATATAAACTTGGCTCAATTTCACAACGCTTAGATTTATTAAGAGGATTAATGGATTCAGATGGTACAATTGGAAAAAACAACAGAATATCTTTTTCCACAAATTCAGAAAAATTAGCAAATGATGTCGCTGAACTTGTTTTTTCGCTTGGAGGAATTGCAAGAATTGGAAAATATAATCATAAAAGCAAAAAAAACACAGAATATCAAGTAAGAATACAAATAAAAGAAAATCCATTTTATTTAACAAGAAAATCAGAAAAATACCATCCTACATATTTAAAATATTGCTCTAAATATATTGTATCAGCAGAATATCATAAAAATGAAGATGCAAGATGTATTATGGTTGATTATGACGAACATACTTATTTGACGGGTAAAAATTACATAGTTACACATAATACCACCGAATTGTCTGTTGCTGCAATTGAGGGTAATTTTGACTCAGTTTTAATAATTTGTCCCGCTTCATTAAAAACCAATTGGAAAGATGAATTACTTTGGTATGTTCCTGAAAAAGATATTTCAATAATTGAAGGTGTTAATGATAAAACCAAGCCTGAATTGGAAAAATTACTTGGCTATAGTGTCGGAAAATCGGGTTTAAAGCGTGAACAATTGCTTGAAGAAGCCAAAAATCGTGGAAAATGGGAAAATAATAGATTTGTTATTGTCAATTTTGATATTCTTGATGAATTTTATAAATTCCCAAAAACAAGAAGTGCTGAAAATATAAAAAAAGCCTATGAAGAAAGTCCTATGTTACAATATGCCATGAATAAGAAAACCTTACTTATTATTGATGAGGCACATAGACTATCAAATTCAGATTCCGACAGATATAAGATTATAAATGATTTTATAAGAAAGGCCAATCCGCATAGTATATATCTTGCAACAGGTACACCAGTTACGAATAATCCAAAGAATTTTTATTGTTTATTGAAATTAATCGGAAACGATGTTGCAAATGATTGGAATTATTACATGGATAGATTTTGTGGAAGAATGCAAATTCCTGCAAAGGGTGAAAAGGAAAAATGGAGTAAAATCTTTTTTGAAAGGAAAAAGCGTGAATATCAGAGAGATAACAAGCCTAATCCGCCAACATCTTGGGGCGAACTTAATTCAAAAGAGAGGGATGAGCTTAAAGAATATGTCAATGCAAATGCAAGAAAAATTAATTTAATCAAGGATGCAACTAACCTTGAAGAATTAAAATTAAAAGTATCCGATGTATATTTAAGAAGAACAAAAGAGGATATTTCCAATGAATTACCCAATAAATATGTCCATGAATTGTTTTATGACTTTAATGAAAAACAGAGAAAGGAATATGAAAAACTTTGGGAAGAGTATGAGGCGGCACAACTTGAATTAGACCCGTCAAAAGAATTAAATAAAGATTTATTAGAGGGCGCCGTTTACAGAAAATATTGTTCAAATGAAATGATTCCGAATACCATAAAACTTGCTGATGAATTCATAAAAAATGGTAACAAAGTTGTAATTGCAACTTGTTATGACGAAGAATTATATAGATTGAAAGAATATTATGGTGACAAATGTGTTGTGTATAATGGAAAAATGACAGCAAAACAAAAAGATATGGCACAGGAAGCCTTTATGAATGACCCGAATAAGATGATATTTCTTGGCCAATTGATTGCCGCTGGTGTAGGTATAACACTTACTTGTTCAAATAAACTTATTTTCAACGATTTGGATTATGTTCCTGGAAATCTAAAGCAATATGAAGACAGAATTTATAGAATTGGCCAAAAAAGAGATGTTGACATTTACTATCAAATATTCCATGACACGCAATATGAAAAAATGTGGAATTTAGTTATAAGAAAAGAATTGAATATAAATCAAATAATTAAAAAAGAAGACGAAAAATGAAAGAAAAATTTAGAAAATTAATAGAAATATTCAAAAGCACGGAAAATTATTTTTATTCAAAGGCTCCAATGGATTATTGGAATGGTCTTTTTCTTAGTGGGGATGACTATAATATAAAAAATGACAAATGTTGCTCATATCTTAATAACTTGAGAATGATGGCTTTGTATGATGATAATTTAGACCCTGATTTTTATGTGCTTTTTGAAATTGTATACCATGTACTTTGTAAATACGGTGATTGGCCAAGTAGTGATTTTGATTATAAAGCCATTTTGAAGTTTTACAAAAACAATAAGAAAAATATTTTAAATCATTTCTTCTATAAGGGTGAAGAAATTAAACATTATTATTTTCAAATTGAGGAAAAAGCAATACAAAGTGTAATAGATTATTTTTGCAAACCAACTGAAAGTGAAATTGAAGACGATAGCACAAATGCTAAGAATAAATCCCGTGAAATATGGGAACAAATCGGAGTACTCAAGGATATGACCGAAGAAGAAAAGGATTTGGCTGTTGAATGGTATGACAAGGCAAAGGATTATTTTGAAGAAGAACCATTTGTTATAGAAGACATGGAAAATAATTTCGCTAATCTTGTTTATCCCCTAATTTACCGTCTTGTCAAGAGAAAATATGATTTTTTAGATTTTGATTTTGAGGAAGTTATGAAAAAAATCGGATACTATTATCAATTAATGTGGAATAACTTTTATGTTAATAATTATGTTAAGAAGATTGATAAAGAAGCAGAAATTTGTGCCATGGTAACTTCATATTTTATTGAGAAAATGTTTGAAAGAAAAGAAAAGAAGAAAGACGACGTTTCCAAGTGATAGATACCATAGAGCGTTTTTAGGTATAGGAGATTACGGAAAATAAAGTTGAAAAATATAGAAAAAATAATTTTAAACGCGGAGGATTAAGCCATAGACGCGGTAGTTTAAAAAGAAGATACCATGATGCCTAGTATGTCTTTTCATTTGAATACTTTGGAGATAAATGTCAGTGAAACTTGGGAAATAATGCCAAGAAGTATTGATTATCAAATCAATATATTTAATGGCTATAGAATATATTATGGCGATACAAGACCATTTGAAAATATAAGTCAAGGCCATTTGACGGTATAATTTTTAAAAATAATTTTTGTATGTTAAAGAAAATAAAATATCATATTGTTAAATTTGTATTTTCACTTATTGGATTATATAAGGTTATTTTTAAATTTAAAAAAGGTCATAAATACCTTGGGGGAATACAATCTAATACCGCTTCGATATACCGTGGAAATCGTTTGTTTTATGAAACAATAACAGGTATAGAAAAGACGTGGGGTGTTCAAATGATAAACACACGGAATAAGAAATATAAATATTGGGAAATGGGCCTTTTACATTGGTCCGAAATAAATAATTAAAGGACAAAACATGGAAGAATATTTAGCATTTGTTGATTATATAGGAAGAACAATTGACGGACAATATATATACAGGTTTGATTTTACCGTTGACCCTGACAGTGTGTGGGGTGACTTTTTTAATGTTGCACCAGCGGGTATTGTACCTGATTTACAGCCTGATATAAATTGTTTATCCAAGACTTGCAAGGTTAATATGCCGAAAGAGATGCAACTGGCAAAGAAAAATTATTGTTTTTCCATGCAAGATTGCATTGATGGAATAATACCGTTATTCTTTTCTGAAATATCGGAAAATTTGGTGGAATTTAATGATGCGCCATTATTTTTTAAATTCGGGGAAGAATATGATACAGTTAAAAATAACCTTTCTTCAATGGGAATTGAACTATATGATATAGAATTAGTTGAAAAGGGTGATGAAAGTGCAATAGATGACCTTATTGATAATATAGATATAATAAACAGTGATGATGACAATATTGACTAATAATAACATAAAAATTTCCTGCCGTGGTCCTGTTGTATTAAAAACAAACCATGACTTTTTATTTTCAGAAAATATACCACATATTCAGTATAAAACACAATTAAGGTCCAAGGTAAGGAAATACAACCTAAAGCCAAAAGGAATGAAGCCTACAGTTATTTTATCCAAATTAAGAATAAAAATGAAATAATAAAAGGGCAGCGAAAAATCGTTGCCCTATTTTATATAGATAAATATTTGATTGTTAATTTTTTAAAATTATTTTTGATGTATTGGTGGGGGTGCTATATGATACCCTGTCAATACATTTAATCCAAGCCGAGATATTCTCTTGCATATTCGCAGAATTCATCAGTGTCTTCGCCAAAACAAGAGAGTTTATCACATACATCCTGAGCATCTGATAATTGTTCCGGACTTAAATAACCTCGTTCATCTTTTAATCCCATGTAATATTCAAGAGTATCCCAAAAATTATCTTCTCTTGATTGCCTTATCTGATTCCAATCGGTTTTTTCTTCTTTCAATATTTTTTTCACAGTTTCAGACACTATCTGTCTTAATTGGTTTTCGTTTATATTGATTACAGGTTTTGTCTTTTTGTTAGATTTCTGTTGTTTATCTTCTTTCAAGAAATCTTTGATTGATTCAGTGGCAATTTCTTTAAATAAAGTCATAGTATATTCTATTATTTTTATTATTTTTGCTATTTATAAATAGTTTAATAATTTGAAAGTTTTATGGTTACTAATATTATCTGCAATAATTGTGTCGGTGCAAGGATATATAGAAATAATAATATAAAATACCCTAATCCATTTATATGGAATAGTATATTTGTGGATGATTTTATAAATTTAATGGAAAATTATAATTCTATACATTTAGATAATGTTATTTTTTCTTTAGAAAATTATAAAATGCAAGACAAACTATCAGTTATTGCAACATTAGACGATTTCATTAATTTACATTTTATTCATTATATAAAAGACGAAACAAAAGAAGTGCCTTTTAGACAAGGTATAAATATATACTATAATAATATTTTGGATTATGCTAAAAATAAGTGGTATGACAGAATAAATCGAACTTCAGAATCACCATTATTTTATATTCATTTAACTATAGTGATACAAAGTATATTAATGAATATAAAGAGTCTTTTTTTAAATTATTAGATACGACAACAAATTATCCGCTTGTTATTATTATACATAAGAAATTAAATCTAACAAAAGAAGCCACAAAAAGTAATATAAAAATAATAGAATGTGAAGATTCTATAATGGATTTAGAAGGAAAAGATGTTGCTTTACAAATAGAACAAGAATTAATGAAATATAACATAATTAAAACAAAAGAAACATAATGACAGATAATAATACAAAGAAAAATAAAATAATTGTTTCCTTTACTTCTTGGGAAAAAAGAATTAAGAATTGTGCTCATACGGTTGATTTAATGAAAGAGCAAACATTAAAACCTGATAAGATAATATTGAATTTATCAAGTGATGAATTTAAAAATAAGGAAAAAGATTTACCACAAGATTTAATTGAAAAGCAAGATGATATATTTGAAATAAATTGGGTTAAAGAAAATACTAAAGTTTATAAAAAAATAATACCAACAATGGAAAAATATCCAAATGATATTATAGTTTCAATAGATGATGATATTGATTATCCTAATAATGCTATAGAGACATTATATGCTTGTTTTGAAGAATATAATGAAAAATATCCAGTAACAAGTGGCGCATATCAGTGGGAAAATCATATTTATACGCATTATGGTGCTGCTTCAATGTTTAAAACTGAAATGTTTCAACCATATTTTGATGACTTATATAACAATGTAGTTTTAAAATATGGAATTGATAAAATACCGTTTAATGATTTGATATTTACATATTCTGTTTTATTGAATAATAATAAATATATTTTTAACGAAAAATTAAATTTATCAAAAATTCGTGATAAAAGTAAAAAAGATAAAGAAAATGCATGGTCTAAACGTGGAACTGTTGCTTATAAAAATGTAATTAACAATGAACATAAAATATTAAGAGAATATATAAAGAAAAAATATAATAAAACATATGATGATTTGACAAAAAAAACAAAAAAAAATGATAAAACAAAAACAACTATTATAAAAAGAGGTTTAAAAAATAGAAAACCATTGCATACGGGAAGAAGGAAACAAATAACTTTTATGAATATGTCATGGTAATTATATTGAAATAAAAAAATAATAAAAGCAAAATTATGGAAATAGAAAATAAAATCATTGTTAATTTTACAACATACCCTAAAAGAGATATGTATATGCCAAAAATGTTAGAAAATTTTAAAAACCAAACCATAAAGCCAAATAAAATTATTTTATGGTTATCAGAAGATGAATATGAAAAAGACAATTTACCTAAACATATCGAAAAATGTTTAACCGATAGGTTATTAACTGATATTATGTGGGTTAAGAAAAATATTTTTTGCCATAAACGTCATGAGTGTTTTAAATATTTTAATTCGTGTTTTAATGTCTTTATTGATGACGATACTTTATATCCTTCAAATTTCTTAAAAGAACTTATTACTGAGGCGAAAGAACATCCTAATGCTATTTCTTGTTATTGGTCCCGTGGTATTGATTATGAAGGTATAAACATTATACAAAGTCATTGTTTTATCGGAGAATCACAAAAAAACAGCTTTTTGGGACATGGTTGTTGCTTCCCACCAAATATTTTTCCAATTGAGTCGTTTGATTATGAAGAATTAAGAGATAAATATGTAACAAAGTGTGATGAAGGATGGCTAAAAGCATTTTTTATTAAAAAAAATATTAATATTAATGCAATGAATGATTTAAGGAAAATTAAAACGATTGATGAAAGTCAGGATTCTGCATTATATAATGAGAATAAACAGACATATGAAGATGGAATGCGAGAAAAAGAAAGAAATTTTTTTAATGCTTTAAAAATTATTAATGCCGAAGAAGAAGCAAAAAAAATATTTCCTAAAATATCAATAGACAAATGGGAATTAAGAACAGCAGAAGAATTAAAGAAACAAGCAACAAAAAAAAGAGACAAACAAAAAATAGGCATAAAAAAAACATCAAAAAAGGTAAATAAGACTACAACTAAATCTACAAAAAAACAATTTTCTCGAAAAATACATTCCGGAAAAAGGAAACAAATAACTTTTATGAATATGTCATGGTAGAAAACAAAAAAAAAACAATGATAAATATCTCTATAATACATTATAATACACCATTATTAACAGAGTGTTTAATAAAAAGTATTAATAAATTTACACCTGATTCGAAAATTTATATTTTTGACAACAGTGATAAATATCCATTTATATATAGACAGGATAATATTGTTTATTTCGATAATACTAAAGGACAAATAATTGATTTTGAAAAATGGTTGAAGAACTATCAATACAAGGATGGAAAAATATCTTCAGCTAAACATTGTTATTCCATTCAAAAAATAATGGATATCATTAATGAACCATTTATTCTTTTAGATTCTGATGTTTTATTAAAAAAAGATATTTCAGATTTATTTAATAAAGATTACGGATTTATTGGTGAGATTTCTTCTCAATTTAAAAGAGTATATCCCTTTATTTGTTTTTTAAACCCACAGGTATTGAAAGGAAAAGATATAAAGTATTTCGATGAAAAACATATGCTTGGATTAGATAAAGAACATTATATTCGTTTTATGGAAGATACTGGATGTAGTTTATTTTTAAATAAGGAAAAAATACCATATAAAACAATAAGAACAAATGATTATGTTATTCATTATGGTGGAGGAAGTTATCGTGGTAACGAAGTTTCTAAAGAGAAATGGTTAATTAATAATTTTAAATATTTTGGCGATGATAAGATTATTGTTTCAATCACTTCTTATAAAAAAAGATTATTACATTTAAAAGATGTAATTAATAGTATTTTAAAACAGACAAAAAAACCATATAAGATTTGTTTAACTTTATATAAAGAAGATATAAGATATATGGATGCTGATTTACAAAATTTTTTAGAAGAAAATAAAATTGAAATTATTATAACCGATGAGGATTTAGGACCGAATAAAAAATGGTATTATGTTATGAAAAAATATAAAAACAATCCAATTATAACCATTGATGATGATATAATTTATAACAATGACCTTTTGAAGACTCTATATGATTCTTATCTTAAGTTTCCCTTTTCTATATCAGCGAGACGTGTACATAAAATAAAATACGATAAAGAAGGTAATCCAATTGAATATGCAAAATGGTTATATGAATACAAATCAGAAGCATTTCAACCTTCTTTTGATTTATTTGCAACAGGTGTTGGTGGCGTTTTATACCCACCAAATATATTAAATGTCGATACGATTGATATTAATGAAATTAAAAAATGTCTTTTTGCTGATGATATTTTTTTGAAAAAAAGAGAAAATGATTTAATGAAAAAAGTTGTATGGGTTAAAAATAATAATTTATATTCAGGAAAAGAGATTAAAGAATTTAAGGGGAATGGTTTAGCATTGGTTAATAATTTAAAAAACAGAAATGACGAATATATTAAAAAAATTGGCCTTAAGCAAATTGAAGAAGAAAAAAACATCGTTAAAACATCAAAAGAAAGAAATAAAAAAATAAATAGAACAGCAAATAAGGTAATAAATAAAGTAACTAATAAACCATTACATACAGGAAAAAGAAAACAAATAACATTTATGAATACATCATGGTAAAAATTTAAAATATTATGGAAAATAAAAAAGTTATTTACACTTGTATAACAGGCGGTTATGACAAATTAGAAGACCCTAAGGTTATTAGTGAGGGATTCGATTATATATGTTTTACTGATACGCCATTTGAAAGCAAGATATGGCAAATGAGGCCAATCCCTTCTGAATTAGATTATTTAAGTAATGTAAAAAGGCAAAGAAATATAAAAATTAATCCTCACAAATATCTTTCTGAATATGATTTTTCGGTATGGGTTGATGGTAATTATATCTTCAAGGGTGATGTTAATAAATACATTGAAAAATACTGTAATAAAGAAGATATTTCTATATTTATTGGAAAACATCCTACAAGAAGATGTATATATGAAGAGGCTAAGGCCGTTATTAAAATTAAAAAAGATACAAGTGAAAATGTTAATAAGCAAATGAGTGTTTATAAAAAAGAAGGCTTTCCTAAAAACTATGGTTTAGTACAGTCAAATATTATTTTCCGTTATCATAATAATGAAGATTGTATAAGACTAATGGAAGCATGGTGGAAAGAAGTTGAACAATATAGTCACAGGGACCAATTATCTTTCAACTATGCTGTATGGAAAAATCCTGATGTGAAAATAGAATATTTAGATAAATCAGTTTTTAATAACGAATATTTTAAATGGGGATGTTCACATAAAGGTAAAAGTAATACTCAAAATAAGAAAACAGGCACAACTATTGTTAGAAATAATAACACCTTAAAACACAGGACACCCTCACATACAGGGAAGAGGAAACAAATAACATTTATGAACAGTTCTTGGTAACAATTATAAGTCAGTCTATTAAGATTGACTTTTTTTATATAAAGGATTATTTTTAGGGGATTAAAAATAAAATTACGAATGGAAGAAGATAAATTAAAACTGGTATATGTAAAACCCTTGGGTAAGAATACTGACGGAACTTATGTCTATAATTTCTTTTTCAGCGAGATGCCTGAATATGTATGGGGGCCCGCATGGGATATTGATAATCCGAGCAGCAATGGCGATATAACGCCCGATTCTACAACATACTCAATAGTAAAACAAGTTATTACAACATTGCCATTAAAGACAGTAGAAGAAACTTCTTGTTATTCCATGGAATATGCAACTTATGGTATTTTGGCTTTATCTTGGATAGATATTGAAAATCTCACGGAATATCCAGAACATGGTAGATTGACAATGCATTTCAATGAGCCTTTTTATACAGTGGAAGATAAATTAGGGTTATATGGTTGGAAATTCAGATAAAAATTTGTATATTTTTAAACAAAAACAAATATAATGTCTGAAAACTTTAAGAAAAAAGAAATAACCCCTGAGGTAATAACTGAATTTCTGAACGGAAGGGACCCTCAGGAGAGAATTGTAAATTTGGAATATTCATATAGTGATAATTTCATAAAGGTATATTATCGCAATGAGAATGATGATAAATGTATAGGCAAAGAGCCTTTTTATCCTTTTGTATGGGCCACAAGGGACGCTTGTCTCAGTTTATGCAATGGCGATAGGGTAAAATTAAGAAATCTATTGAAATATAACAATATATGGGTTAAAAAACTTGATGTAACCAATACAAAGGGTGAAGTGGTAACATCAATGTTAGACGGTTATACATATATGTTTTATGCAATAAAACCCATGAGTTATTTTGATTTTCTCAAATTTTTCAAGACAGCGGGTAATCCCATAACAAAGAAAAAGAAGAAAGACGATAAAAAAGAGGAAAAGAGCAATACCAAACCTCAATATTTGGCGGTAATACCCGAAGAGCAGTTCTTGATTTCAACAGGAAAGCGTTTCTTTAAGGGTTATGATGACTATGACCAAACACTAAGAATGATATTTGACTTGGAAACAACAGGTCTTAATGTTAAAACAGATAGGATAGAACAGTTTGGTATTAGATTTAATAGGCAAGTTAAATATAAAGGTGAATATATTACATTTGAAAAAATTTTTACAACAGAAGGTGAAACTGACGAAGAAAAAAATAAATCAGAATTAGAAAATATAATTAATTTTTTAAAAATCATATACACATTCAGGCCTGATGTAATCACAGCTCACAATGGAGAGGCATTCGACTGGAATATGATTATTGGTGCTTGTGAAAGACTTGGCACCAGTTTAGAAAGTATTAGTGAGAAATTCTTTGATGGTGTACCAATAAAAAAAGATGAAAGAGAGTCTATATTGAAATTAGGTGGTGAAATTGAAAAATTCAATAGAACAAAGGTACCAAGAACTATTATTACTGATTCATTACATGCAGTAAGAAGAGCACAAGCCGTTGATAGTAATTTCAAGGAAGCAAACCTAAAGTATGCAACTGAATATCTTGAACTTAAAAAGCCCAATCGTGTTTATGTTCCTGGTCGTAAAATTTCTGAAGTATGGAATGATAACGAGGAACATTATGCATTGAATGATGAAAACGGTGATTGGTACATGGTAGATTCCAATGCCTATAATAAATATGCTTTTGACGGTGTTACAAAAAGAAGATATGTAAAGAAATTTAATAATTTCGAAGATGGATTTAAGTCAGTAACAGGAAGATATATTGTTGAAAGATACCTTTTAGACGACTTGTGGGAATGTGATAAAGTTGAATTGTCACTTAATCAGAGTGCTTTTAATATATGTAAATCATTACCATTGCCATTCCAAAAATGTTGCACCATGGGTACTGCGGGACAATGGAAATCCCTTATGCTTGCTTGGAGTTATGAAAATAACTTGGCAATACCTTATGCTGTAAATACAGGCAGTTTTACAGGCGGTTTGTCAAGATTATTGTCGGTTGGCTATACAGGTAATCGAATGCTTGTAAAATTCGATTATAATAGCCTTTACCCATCAATCATATTAACATGGGGTATTGAGGATGAAAATGATTTAACAGGTGCAACACTTAAATTTTTGTTTTATTTCTTAACAACAAGAGAACAATACAAAGGAAAGAAAAATGCCGCAGGAAAAATTGTTGAAAAATATAACAATAAAATTAATGGTGGGGAAAAATTAACCAAAGAAGAACTCCATGAATATCATAAAGTATTAAAAGAATTTGCATTAAATGATAATTTGTCTTCACTACGTAAGGTTTTTTGCAATTCATTTTTTGGCTCATATGGTTCTAACAATGGAGCCGTTTATCCATGGAAATCAGTTGCATGTGCTGAAAGAACAACTTGTACAGGTAGACAAGCATTAAGACTTATGATTGGTCATTTTTCCAATTTGGGTTATAAAAATGGCCTTGGAAGTGAATATAACTATACACCTATAGTTGGAGACTCATTTACGGGTGATACACCTTTATTTATTAAATATGAAAAAACAGGGTTAATTGACATAAAACCAATATCTGAGTTAATAAATGAAGATAAAATTGAAATAGATGATTTAGGCCGTGAATATGATTATTCTTCAAAACCATATAAAGTTTTATGTCGTGGCGGATGGGTTAGTCCTTCATATATTTACAGACATAAAACTGATAAAGACATTTATGAAGTTTCTGACGGTGATATGACCGTAGAAGTGACAGAAGACCATTCATTGTTTAATTCAAATCAGGAAAAAATAAAACCGAGTGAAATAACTGAGGGTACTAAATTAGAATATTTTACTAATTATGAAATATTTAATGAGCCTGCATTTTTAACTTGTCAACTTTTACTACCTGAAACATATGGTAAAATGTTGGCAGACGGGGAAATTGATAGAGTACCACGCTATTTTTTGAATAGAGTTAATACTACTGATTTAATTAAAAGATTCTATAATAGTTTTATAGAAAATTGGCATGAAGATATACATTATTCCAAGACTTGTTTGGCTGGTTTACAATTCTTGAAAAAATATATCGAATAAAAAATCATTTTTTGGTCCATTTGGTTTTATTGTACTATTTATATAAAAAAAAAACAAAATGAAAGATTTAAAAAGTATAATAGAAAAGGCAAAGGAAATCCATGGTGATACTTATGATTATTCAATGATTAATGAATTTCATACTATGAAACAAAACGAGCCTATAATTTGTAAAACCCATGGTATTTTTTATAAAGATTTTCAACATCACATATATAGAAAACAGGGATGTCCTTTTTGTGCAGGTAAAGGGCGATACACAACAGAAAGTTTTGTAAATATAGTTTCAAAATTATCTCATTGTCAAAATTATTCATTTGAAAAAGTTAATTATGTAAATAATAAAACCAAGGTAATTGTTACTTGTAAGGAACATGGTGACTTTGAAATATCACCAGGACATTTACTTTCAGGAGAGGGTTGTCCTAAATGTAGATATATAAAATCGGCACAAGGTAAAAGAAGAAGTATTGAAGAAGTTATTGCACTTGCTAGAGAAGTACATGGGGATAGATATGATTATTCGTTAATAACAGATTATAAAAATGACAGAATTAAATATCCTATTATATGTCCTGAGCATGGTGTTTTTTATCAAGTAATGAACAATCATATTAAAGGTAAACAAGGGTGCCCTAAATGTGGTAGGATTGTTACAAGTAGTAAAACTAAATTTACGACAGATGAGTGGATTGCGGTTGCAAAAGAAGTACAGGGTGATAGATATGACTACTCTAAAGTTAATTATATAGATGGAAGTACAAAAGTCTGTATAATTTGTCCTAAACATGGTGAATTTTGGCAAGACCCGTCAAATCATATCCATTTAAAACATGGTTGCCCAAAATGTGGAAATATTATATCAAGTCCTGAAAAAGGAATAGTTAGTTTTTTAAGAACTGTTTTACCTAAAAATGACATAATTAAAGAGAATGTCAAAAATATAATAGATAAAGAACTTGACATATTTGTACCTAAATATAATATAGCAATTGAGTTTAATGGACTATATTGGCACTCAGAAATACGTAAATATACAAATTATCATCTTGACAAAACAAAAAAATGTGAAGAAAAAGGCATTAAACTAATTCACATATTTGAAGATGAATGGAGATATAAGCAAGAGATTGTAAAATCCATGTTAAAAAACATGTTTAATAAGACAGAAACCAAACTATATGCTAGAAAATGTGAAATAAAAGAAGTGCCATCAAATGAAGCAAGTAAATTTCTTAATGAAAACCATCTTCAGGGTAAATGTGGGTCAAGTGTTAAAATTGGCTTATATTATAATAATGAATTGGTATCATTAATGACATTTGGAAAAAGCAGACATTTTATTGGAAATGGTAAAAATGAATGGGAATTACTAAGATTCTGCAATAAACTAAACACCAATGTAGTAGGTGGTGCAAGCAAACTTTTAAACCATTTTATCAAAAATTACAAACCAAATAATATGGTTAGCTATGCCGATAGAAGATGGTCGTGCGGTAATTTATATGAAAAATTAGGCTTCACCAAATATAATACTTCAAGGCCAAATTATTATTATGTTATCGGTCAAAAAAGACATTATAGATTTAATTATAGAAAAAGCATTCTTATAAAAAAATATAATTGTCCTGAAAATATGAGTGAACATGAATTTTGCTTATCTCAAAAATGGTACAGGATTTATGATTGCGGATGCTTGTGTTATAAATGGGAAAAAAAATAATAAAGGCAGTGAGTTATTCACCGCCTTTTTAATTTAAATTATTTTGTTTCCAAACATATCTTATAAGCCCACAGTCATATATTTTTTTGTAGCCAAGTTTTTCAGTCATTTCAGTTTCAGTCATTGTTAGTGGTAAGCCATATATTTTATTTAGTTTTTGTTTTCTAAACCCAAATTTATGCTGTCTTTTAATACCGTCATTTTCACGAAAATATTTGTAGTCAGGAACTGTATATCCATTAAAATTAAACCCAAGTTTAATATAGAGATTGCTATTTTCATCTATTGTCCATCTTCTGTCAGCAAATGATTTCACTTCTTTAGGGTCATATTTTTTAATAAAATGTTTAAACAATTTTCCACCGACACCTTGGCAAATATAATTGTTGTTACTTGCAAATCTTGTCAATTCCCATTTAGAAGAATTTTTTGTTTCTAATTTAAATGACATTACTGCAATGAGTTCATTATTGAAAAAAGCACCAAGATGAACTGTTGATATTGCATAGCCTTGTATGTGATTTTTATTTAGAAAACCTTCTGCCTCATGGTTTGTTATTTCTATGATTTCACATTTACGGCCAGATATTTTTTGATTATTATTGGCAACATTTAAAATATGGCCAATTTTTTTCAAAACCAACTCTTTATTGTTTATATATTCATCTTCGAAAATTTGAATTAATTTAATTCCATTCTTTTTTGCAAGTTCAAGTTTTTGTAAATGATAATTTTTGTCAACGCAAGCATTTGAATGCCAATAAAGCCCGTTATATTCAATTCCAATTCTTAAAGAAGGTATATAGATATCAATTTCATAAGGATGGATAAGAGACCTGTTTGATTGTTCAGCATCCGGAAATATTGATTTACAATACTCAAAAATTTCATTTTCTTGATGTGAAATCATCATACCACATTTTTGACAGCCACAACCATCAAGATGAATATATGGCATTTGAGAAAAATCACCATGTTTTTTACAAGTTATTGTAACTAAAGTTCTTGCATTAACATATTTTGTTTTAGAATAATCATATCTATTTTTATGTATTGTTTTGGCTTTATTAATAAATGATTCAGTGTTTTTTGTTTGTGTTATTGATTGTTTTTCTCTACTACATTTTGGGCAACAATGTCCTTCCATATGTGAGAATGGATTCGTTTCAAACACACCATGCTTTGGGCATATGATTTTAACTTTTGTTTCTTGATTTTTATATATTGCAAGTGAATAATCATATTTATTGCCATGTTGTTTTATTGAACGATTTAAAAATTCTTCTTGCGTTAATGTTATACCTTTATCTTTGTTTCCGCATTTTGGACACGGGTATTTGTGTGAAAACATATCATGTGGTGTTATATAATTTTCACCATGTTTTTCACATATGATTTTAATTGGTGTTTTAGTGTTTACATATTCAATATTTTCAAAATCATAAGAATCGCCAAATTTTTCTTTTGCTTTTTTTATAAATTCTTCTTTACTTAGTGTCTTTTTTTTGGCCCTTTTTTCAATACCACATTTTGGACATCCTTGCCCTCTATAGTGTGTTCTTGCTTCCATTATAAATTCTCCATGTATTGGGCAAATTATAATAACTTTATCGGTAATTTTCTTATAATCAACTTTAGAATAGTCATATTTATTACCATGTTTTAAAATAGAGCGTTCTATAAATTTTTCTTTTGAAATCATAATAATGGATATTTAAGGGTTATTTTTATATAAATATACATATTTTATTAAAAATTTGGGAACTATGTACATGATGGCACAAAATTAGAAAGAAATTTCTGATTTTCAGTTAAAAAACTGGTTTTTCAGGTTGAAAAATTGTATATTCTACACTATAAATAAGTGTAACCAACCTGAATTGCTATGATTAACCTTGCCCATTTCAACTCCCTGCCCCAAATCTTCCGCCATTTCCGTGACAAAGCCACCTGCCTAAAGTTCATTGAGGAACAAATCTACCCTGACGGACTTGTTGCTTGCCCGTATTGCGGTGGTATGCACCCATATCGCCGTGGTGACGGACGCTTCAAGTGCCGTGAGTGCGGTTCCTCGTTCTCAATCCTTCAGGAAACCATCTTCCAAGACACCAAATTGCCGTTATACAAGTGGTTTGGAGCCATTTTCCTTATGTCTACCCACTCCAAGGGCGTTTCCTCAAAGCAAGCCGCCATTGACTTGGGCGTTACACAAAAGACTGCTTGGTTTATGCTTCACAAGATTCGCACCACCTTTACCCAATCAGCCCCAATTCTTGAGGACGAAGTTGAGATTGACGAAACTTATGTGGGTGGTAGGGAAACCAACAAGCACGAAAGCAAGAAGGTTGAGGGTACGCAAGGCAGAAGCACCAAAACCAAGACACCCGTTTTTGGTATGGCGCAAAGGGAAGGCAATGTGTTTGCCATCAAGGTTGAGGACACAAGGAGCGCAACGCTTATGCCCATTATCAAGAGTCACATTAAACTTGGCTCAGTTGTTTATACTGACGAAACCAACATTTACTGCAACCTGAATGACAACGGGTATGTCAGGGAGATTGTCAACCACAGCCAAAAGGAGTTTGCAGTCGGGCGCAAGTACACGAACACAATTGAAGGCTTTTGGGGACAATTCAAACGTATGGTTTATGGCACATACCACTTTGTTTCACGCTACTATATGCAGCGTTACATTGACGAGGCGGTGTTCCGATACAACAACAGAAAAAAGAAGGGCGGCGAAAGATTCGCTGCCCTTATGGAACACGCCTTGAATGTCGTAACATTCGATGAGGTTAGAGTTGTTGGATACGCCGCTTAATTTATGCTTTAACATTCCTAAATTGAATAGCACGATATGCTTTTTCAAGGTATCTTTTTGCATTTATCAAACTATCATCATTTCCTTGTACATTTTTTAGCCATAGCCAAGCTTCTTGGACATTTTTATAAATTTTCGATGCATCAGCTAATTGTTGGTTATTTATAGCTCTAGCTTGCGACATCTTCTGTTCACCTGCTTTTGCCCCTGCCCAAGCGCCTTTTAAAGTGTCAATAAATCCATTGTTACCTTCATTCAACACTCTTTCCACAGACTCCATTACAATCTGTTTGAGTTGGTTTTCGTTAATTCTAATTACTTCTTTCTTGTTCATTTCTATAACTTTTTCTTTATAAATAGTCAACGAAATGAAAAAGAATCCGATTATTTGCCTATCTTTGTGCCATCAGGTATATAGTTCCCAAAAATTTCAAAAAAAACAATAAAAAAAGCACACTCAAAAGGTGTGCTTTATGTTTATATTACTTTTATAAGATTAATAGCATAAAATGCAATAATCAGGTCTCAAAGTGGCTGATATTGTGGCTAATCCGTCTTCAGAATAGTTAAGGTCACCGAACTCCACATTTGTAAGGAATACACCTTTTAAAATCCACTTCTGAACAACTGCACCTGTAGGGTCTAACATTTCCAATTCAACATCACGTTTGTAGCCAGCAGCATAACCTTGTCTACCTGTTATACTTTCGGAACCAAGTCTAACCCATTCCATAATAGCCTGTGAAGTTGAGGGGCCAATGCAATCTCTAAATGTTAATTGCATTTCCTGCCAAGTATATCTTCCTAATACCCATGTTGAAGTATTAAGAAATTGGATTTCAGTTGCATTTTGATTTAATGAAGGTCTTTTACCACTTTCAACAGTCCATTCTTGAATACCTAAATCCGAAGGGAATCTAAATATAAATCTATTTTTCCTTAACGGTTCGTAAACATTAGGGATTTTTAACAATAAATCTGACATAATTATTTTATTTTATTCTTTTTATTATTCTATTGTTTTTATATAAATAGTATCTTGCAGATTTTTTTGTTTTTTCAGGAAAAAAATATATATTTTAATTGGAATAAATATTTATAAGTAAAACATATATTTATGTATACGAAAGAAATCTTTATTGAGAAAGCAAGAAAAGTTCATGGTGACAAATATGACTACTCTAAGGTAGAATATATAAACAGTCAGACGAAAGTATGCATCATATGTCCTGAACATGGTGAATTTTGGCAAGAGCCAAGTGCTCATTTACGTGGATATTGTTGTCCTAAATGTGGCAATTTTAATAGAGGGCGTTATAAACGTTTTAATAAGGTGGATTTTATACAAAAAGCAAAAGAGGTACATGGCAATAAATATGACTATTCCAAGGTGGAGTATGTGAATGCACAGACAAAAATATGTATTATATGTCCCGAACATGGTGAATTTTGGCAAATACCAATGGGCCATTTGAAAGGCGAGGGTTGTCCTAAATGTAGTGGCAGAAATTTTGACACCGAAGATTTTATAAGAGAAGCAAAAAAAATCCATGGTGACAAATATGACTATTCCAAGGTAGAATATATAAAGATGCATGATAAAGTCTGTATTATATGCCCCGAACATGGTGAATTTTGGCAAACACCCTCAAAGCACTTATTAGGACAAGGATGCCCCGAATGTGGAAAAACGAAAAACAGATACAAAACTTCAAAAGAAGATTTCATTGAAAAGGTTCAAAAAATACATAATAATAAATATGACTATTCCAAAGTTGAATTAAATGGACTCAGTAATAAAATTGACATAATATGCCCAAAACATGGTATTTTTAAGCAAATTGCTTATGACCATATAAACGGTCATGGATGTCCATATTGCGGTATGCTCATATCAAATTTAGAAATTGAATTATATAATTATTTATGTAATTTTTTGGGCAAAGAAAATGTAATCCATCACGACAGAACGATTCTTGGAAACGGAAAAGAAATTGATATTTATCTACCAAAATTTAAAATAGGAATAGAATTTAATGGTTTAAAATGGCATTCGGATGAATATAAAAGTGATAAATATTACCATTTAAAGAAAACAGAAATATGTGCCAAAAAGGGGATAAGACTTATTCATATTTTTGAAGACGAATATAAATATTCAAAGAATATTGTATTGTCAAAATTAAGACATTTACTTTTTATTGATAAACTGCCTAAAATATCAGGTAGAAAATGCAATGTTAAACAAATTAATTTTGAAACGGCCAAAAATTTCTTGAATAATAATCATATACAGGGGTATACAAAATCAACCGTATATTATGGTGCTTTTTTTGGAAATGTCCTTGTTGGTGTCATGTGTTTTTTAAAAGAAAAGGGAAACGACTGGATTTTAACAAGGTTTGCCACTGATATTAAGTTTATTTGCCAAGGTGTTGGCGGAAAACTTTTTAAAACTTTTATAAGGGAATATAATCCATTAAAAATAAAAACTTTTGCTGATAGAAGATGGACTTTTTATTCATTTGATAACCTTTATACTATATTAGGTTTTAAATTAGTTGGCGTACTTAAACCTGATTATAAGTATATAAAAAAATCAAATCCTGAAAAAAGAATTCATAAATTTAATTTAAGAAAAAAGAGGATAAACCGTTTTTATGGCTTGCCATTGACAATGACAGAAGCCGAAATGACTAAAGAACTTGGGTATTCAAGAATATGGGATTGTGGCTTATATAAATATGAATGGAACAAAATAGATTTAAAATAATTTTTGTATATTTAAGTAAAAAAATAAGGAATTATGTGAAAAAAATGGTATAAAAATTTTGTATTTTACAAATAAAAAAGATATATTAAAAGAAAATTTGTATGATGATTTAAATAAAATTTTAAATATAATTAATAATTATGATAAAGAAAAAAAACAAAGGTAAAAAGTCCGTGTATGTTTATGACATTTCCGCTGATGGCACCATCGTAAACGCCCTTGGCTTGAATGTTATAAGCAACACGGATGGTTAGGTTTCAACTTCAAATTACCTGAAAAGTTCAGATATACCAAAGAGAATCCATACATAGGTAAAGGGTATACAAAAGAGAGTAAAGAGGGTAAGGAATATGTTGATTTTGAGGCTGATTTGGCTGAATTTAATGATATGTTTTTATATGACCATCATTATTCGGACAAGGCGGTTAATAAGATGGGTTTGGGTTTGGATGAGAAAATTGGTAGGTCACTTAACTTGTCAAGAAAGAATTATATTGATTATTTTCCCGAAAATCCATATCCAAAAGACATTAAGATTGTTGGTAATTCTTTAAAATCAAAGAAAATATCAAATTACATTGCTGCATTTTTGGATAAGGCAATCAGACTTTTGGTTAAGGGTGAAAGTCAGGCCTTTTTGGATGAATATTATTCATATTTGGAAAAAATCTACAATTATCAGATACCGCTTAAAGATATTGCTTCAAAGGGAAAAGTTAAGAAGTCAATAAATGAGTATCTTGAGGATTGTAAGACATTAACCAAAGCTGGGCGTCCAAAATCAAGACAAGCATGGATGGAATTGGCTATAAGGGAAGGATTGAACATAAACATGGGCGAAACCATTTATTATGTGAATACAGGCAAGAGTAAATCACAGGCCGATGTGAAGAAGGTAAAACATTATTATGTTTTGGATGGATTGTTTGATGACAAGAAAGATGTTAAAACCAAACTTGAAAAAGAGTGGAAAAAAGACGAAACAAAAGGTAAAAACGCAGGAAAAGATGCTTTGGCGTTTGATGATTGGGTTAAGAAAATGCACCCTGAGGTCTCCATCGAAGAAGAGGTTATTTTGAATTGTGTTTTGATACCCAGTAACATTATTGAATCTGATGAAGAATATATATGCAAAGAGGGTGAGGAATATAATGTACAGAAATATGTGGACCAATTCAATAAAAGAATAACACCGTTATTGGTTTGTTTTAAACCTGAAATAAGGAAAAAGATACTAATCACTAATCCAAATGACCGTCCTTATTTTACACAGGAAGAGTGTGAATTGTGCTGTGGCTATCCAAATAAAGAATCAGACCAAGATACATATGAGCAACTTATGACCATGGAAGATAAGGAAATTAGATTTTGGGCAAGCCATCCTGAGTGGGAAATTCCATATTTAAAGGAATGCGGAATGAATTGGGACGAGATATTAAGTGATTATAATCAACGAATGGAGAGAGAAAGACAACTTGGTATAGATAAAGTTAGGGAAGAATTCAATAAGATATTGAGCAATATGTCATATGACGATTTTGAAGAGTTTGAAGAGGGTAATCTTCCCAAAGAAATGAATAAACTTGTTGAAATGGACCCTGTTACAGGAAATCTCATATCAAAGGAATACCATGACATAACAATAGCCACAATCTATGATATACTGGACGCAAAAGAAGAAAAATTGAATATGCTTGAGTTCGGTGATGAAATTGAGTTGGAGGAAATTTGACATGGAAGATATTAAATTAAGGCTTGTTTATTATTTTTGGCTTCCTGATAACGGTTTTAATGAAATGTATGATTTACATTTTAAATGCCTTGAAAAATTTTCAAATATATTCAATGAAAGCATATTTTTTATTGCCGTTGATGATATAAACAATAAAGAAACATTGAAAGTAGCCGCCGATATAGAAAATAAATTGATTAACATCGGTTTTTTCAAAAATGTTACCTTTAATATAATTGAGAACAATAAAACTTTAAGGGAAGCAAAAGTTTTTAAAGAAGAAATATCCGATAAACTTATCAATCTTGACGGTTTGACCTTTTTTGCACATACAAAGGGCATATCAACATATAATGTCAATGTTGAGAATAATAAAGCGTGGGTTGCAGCGATGTACTACTTTAATCTTAAATTTATTGAAGAAGTTAAATACTATCTATGTCAGTGTATGTTTAATTCATATGGTTTCTTTAGATGTTTCGATAAGGAATTTGACCATATCAAGAATAGATGGATGTATTGCGGAAGTTTTATGTGGTTAAATTGTCAAAAAATCCATCATTATATTAATTCCCAAAATATCACAGTTCCGGAATTGTACGATAGAGGATTTGCCGAGGATTTTGTCGGTAATATTACTCTATGGACTTGTTCTGCTTCAAAAGGCAATTGGTTAACGCAAAAACAGGATATGTATAATAAATGTATCGAACTGTTAAATGTTTTTACAACTTCAGAAGAAGATTTAATTGAATTTAAAAAATTTTTGAAAGAAGTATCATAAAAAAAGCACACCCATATGGATGTACTTTTATGCTATTAGTCTATTTTTTTAATTTTTATTAGTATTACCTATTTTTTCAAGTTTTGCTGAATAAACATTTCCTTTATTATCAACAATTTTTATTGCACCTGCTTTTAAACCGATTGTACTGATTGAAGCACTTTCATTAAGCGGTTGTCTTGAAAAATAATCATTAAGGCATTCATTGACTATGGCTTTGATTATTGAGTAATCCACTCCATTAACGGATGGCTGTTGATAGGTTTGTTCATTTATTTGTCTTTGCTGCTTTCTTCTTTGTGGTTTGACATCTAATTTACCCAATGGGTCGGCTTCGATAACTTCATTTATCATGGATTGTTTAACCTTGTCAGGTAGATTACTATTTCTCACCATTTCTTCATTATAACGCAATGCTCTTTGTTGCCCTTGTTGCATATTAGGGTCATATTCACTTGAATATAATGCGTCAAATTCATTGTAATCATCATATGAATTAGGGTCTGGGTCGTCACTGGAACCCGTTTTATAACTTTCAACAAGTCTGTCACCCTCAGGACTGCACAATGCGCTTGATTTGCTTAATATTTTTGATAATTGTTCGTGTGATATTGCCATTTTATTTTAAATTTTCTTCTTCGTCTTCTTCATCATTATAGAGATTGTCCATTCTGTTCATCATATCTCTATAAGAGTTGGATAATTTATTATTAGGGTCAATCTTCGGCTCTATATCTGATTTGGAAACAGGCTCAGTTTCATCCCCTGTATTTAATGGGGCTTGTGTGCTTTGTTGTGCCATGTTTTCAACATCATTGTCAGTTTCTATTTCTTGTTTTGTAACAGGTTCAGTATCTGGAGCCTCGATTTTTTTTATAAAATTATCTTTATTTGATAAATTGTCAACTGTTTTTCCTAATGAATTTTGTTGCTTTGGTTGAAATGTTGATGTTTTTGGTGTTATAGTTTTTTTTACGGGGGAAGTTTTTGGCATTTCTGTTTCACTGTTTGTTTTTTCTTTGGTGATATCATCTTTAGTTATTGGTGACGAATCTATTGGCTGATTTTGATTGGCCAAATTAGCACTGTTAAATTTTTTTGCCAAAGGTGTTATTGAATATATGTCAGAAAAGCCTTTATCGCCTGCATCGTTAAAACCTGTGCTCATTAGTTGTTGCTCATAATCATAATATTTTATCTTACCAACGTCAACTTGGTTAATATTATCGTATAAGAAAAGTTTATATTTCGGTGTACCTCGTTTTGTTGAGCCAGCCGTTTGGAATGCTCTAACCGCCTTTTTTCCATTTTTTGTAATACCATAGACAAGTGGTAAAAGGTATCTTGTATTTTTACCTTTTCCGCCCTTTTTATCGTCATAAGTTATTCTTATTCTACGGCAATTTTCGATGGCATATTGTATTTTTTCTTCTTTATCCAATTGCCATGTTTCTTTACCGAATCTCTTATTCGATAATGATTTCGCTTCATTAATATGTCTTAAACGGAAAAACATTCTTGTTAATTTTATACATATTTGATAACTATTTGTCCGTCAGCGACATTTGCCGAAGTATCAATATCAACTGTACAGTAACTATCTTGTTCATTGTACATTGATATATTTTGGGCAAATATTCTACCACCGACTCCGTTTCTACCGTTTATATCATATTCTCCACCTGAATTTGCGCTGGTGTCAAAATTAGAATAATCTATGGTTGAAGGTTGATTACAATCAGGTATTGAATGTGTATGGCCTCCATGTCCTGTACCTTTTCCTTGTGGGTCACCTGTTGCCAATGCATCAGGGTGGGTTGCAGAATATTCGTCAGGTCTTGTATAATCGTTTCTTACAATCAAGTTCTGTCTTGATTCTATACCTTTTTTCTCTAAACAACTTTGCATAATATTTAATTTTTTAATAATTATTCGTTATTGGTGTTAAATACCCTTTTTTAGGACTATGGGCTTTACCGTTTCCAGTTTGTTTTGGTGCTGATTTTATCTTTGTACCCTCAGGTTTATTTGCTTGTGCTATGTCATCGGCTCTTTCAAATGTACCAAGGCGTTGTTCTGCTTTTCCAAAATCTTCACCTCTATTATTAATCATGATTTCAAGGGATTTTTTACCCTTTTCTCTTTCAACAGGATTATTGCTTTGGGCTTTTTGGGTTGCAACTTTATCCCTATGTCTTTGTTGTTTTGCTGCCGCATATGATTTACCACAAAATTGCATATTTTCAAGTCTACTGTTTGCTTCATTGAAAATGAATTTCTCTTCCCATTCTTTTTTTGACATTTCATAAATATTTGCGGGTGCATTTCCGCCTTTTCCGAATGACCTTGAATCTCTTGGCCAATCTTTGCATTGCATTGCAGCCAAATTATCTGTGGTTATTTTATCTGAATAACTTTCGTTATCACCATCAGAGCCTTCAGCACTAACTTCAATTGAATAAATATCACCCATGTCAGGCTTTATTCCTTCTTGGTCAAAGTAAGCCATGTTTATTCCTGAAGCGATTTCTTCAAGCTGTTCTTCTGTTAATATGAGTGTTTTTCTGCTCATTTTTGTGTTGCTCTATATTTGTATTTATTTACACATTCCATCATTTCATTTAATATATGTGAAAGTCCGCTTTCTGTTGTGTCATTTACATTTTTCTTCATTTTAAGAATATCTTTTTCAAATTCTTTCAATAAAGATGGTAATGTTTCTGAATTTGGCAACATTGGAAGTAATTTGCCAATTTGAAAATGCTTGCCTTCAATTCCCATGCAACATTCAGTGAACTTATCTTCACATTTCATAAAATCATTATGAATATCATCGCAAAGATTGTGTTCAGCGTCGCTTGTTGTATTCCAATGTATTTCTTTAACTCTAATTAAATATCCATGAATGGAACAAATAAAATCTATATACTCTTTTTTCATCATTTTTATATTATCAATAATAAATAGTTTACTTTTTAAGTTTTTAATTTATTTTTGGTTAAAATAATAATTCCAATAAAAATAGAACATGGAAAAGATTAACATACTGGTAGTACCAAGTGATACTTTTGGTGTTGGGCATTTTCGTTCAGTCAATCCCCATGTATGGGTTGATAAGTTATATGGTGATGAATTTAATGTTGAAATAAACTATCATCCTGACTGGACTAATTTGTCAAGTTTTGACAAGTATCATATTGTGCACATACATAAAGGACTTTATGGGCAGATGGAACCTTTTTGGGCGGCGCTCGACTATTTTAAAGAACATAATATAATAAGTGTTTTGGATATTGATGACCATTGGGAAGTTGGCCCTAATCACCCATTATATCTACAAAATAAATCCATGCATGTAATGGAAAAAATTCTTGAAAGTCTTAAAAGGGCTGATTATGTGACAACAACAACAGAGGTTTTTGCTGAAAAGATTAAAAAATACAATAAAAATGTATTGATATTTCCAAATGCAATTGACCCTGACGACCCAAATTACACTTCTGAAAAAGAAAAATGTGATAGAATTAGATTTGGTTTCCTGATGGGTTCTTCACATGAAAAAGATTTGGAACAATTTAAAGGCTTAGTCTCAAAATTATCAAAAGATGTTCTTGATAAAATTCAAATAGTTCTTTGTGGTTTTGATTTAAGAGGCACTGTTACAATAATGAATCCTGACGGAAGTATACAAGGAAGAAGGCCAATTAAACCAACTGAATCAGTTTGGTATTCATATGAAAAGGTGTTGACAGATAATTATTCAATTTGTAGTAATGATTATAAGGAGTTTTTGCATAAGTTCTTAAGAAATGTCCAATGGCCCAATGTAAATAATGAAGCATATAGAAGAGAATGGACCAAAGACATATCAAATTATGCGACTCTTTATCAGCATTTAGATGTTTTATTTGCACCATTGGATTGCAATTCATTTAACGAGGTTAAATCGGAATTGAAATTTATAGAGGGCGGTTTTACAAGGACGGCTGTTATTGCTACCGATTTTGGCCCTTATAAAATAGGAAGCAAGACATTATTTAAGAAAGGTGGTGAAATCGACCCTGAGGGAAACTGCATATTGGTTGAACCTGAAAAGAAACATAAGGCTTGGGAACAGGCAATCAAGAAGATTGTTGCCCATCCTGAATATATCAAGATAATGACAGACAATATGTATGAAACCGTGAAGGATAAGTATGATATTAAAAATGTCACAAAAGAAAGAGTTGAATGGTATAAATCAATTATTAAAAAATAAAAATTTGTATATTTATTAAAGAAAGAGAGTGGATGGCTTATTAGCCCCTATCAAACGGAAACTTTAAAAGGCTACTGACTTGTGAAAAGATTATTTTTCATAAGATTCGACCGGCGCATTGAAAAATGTTGCCGGTTTTGTTTTTTAATTTTTTTAATTGTATATTTCTATCATAAAGCAAAATTTTTAAATTATGAAAACATTAACACAGGAACAAGCCTACACGGAGTGGGTAAAATTTTACGGAGTATTTGAAAAACTTGGGTTGAATAAGAACTATGACATGGATAAATTAAAGGAAGAATTGATTTCTTCTCCATGTGCAATAAGTGAAGAAATGGGCACTGCTTATAAGGGTGCATTGCTTATGCATATCAACATAACAATGGCCTTGGCCCAAAGAATAGCAAAGATGATTTCAGGAACTTTTGAAATTAACGAAGATACCCTTTTGAAATGTATTATAATTATGCATTTGTCAAAAAGACTTGTATATGTTGAAAATGATAATGATTGGGAGATTAAAAACCGTGGTTTGTTGTTTAAGTTTTCCAAAAATATTGAAGGATGTTTAAGAGGTGGCGAAAGAAGTGCTCTTGAGGCTCTTAATAATGGTGTTAAACTTACCCCGACTGAATTTGAGACAATAACTTGTCTTGATGAAGATATTGAATCTTCAAAGAAACCTTTCCAATCAATATATACAACAATTGTGAGACAGGCAAATGAACTTGCTTATGCAATTGAAAAAGAAAGATATAATAAATTGAAAAATAAATAAATATGGTTAATGTAAGAATTATAAATAAATCTAATAATCCAATACCATGTTATGAAACAAAGAATTCTGCTGGTGTTGATTTAAGAGCTTTCACCAATGAGGATATTATTATAAAACCCATGGAAAGAAAAATGATACACACAGGATTATATATGGCGATTCCTGAAGGTTATGAAGGGTCAGTTAGGCCAAGAAGTGGCCTTGCAATTAAGAATGGTATTACGGTCATTAACACTCCGGGCGTGTGCGACTCTGATTATAGAGGTGAGATATGTGTTCTTTTGGTAAATCTTTCAACAGAAGATTTTACTATTAAGAATGGCGATAGAATAGCACAAATGCTTTTTAAACAAGTTGAACAAGCCACATTTATCGAAGTAAATGAATTGGATGAAACTGAACGTGGTGAAGGCGGTTTTGGCCATACAGGGAAAAATTAAATTTTAAAAAATAAAGTTTGGCACGATTTTTGATAATTTAAAATAAACAGAAAAAAATTGTTTAATTAAAATTAAAAAAGAAATGATTAACATTATTACATGGTACGTTATTGGCGTATTGATTTCAATTATCGGCATTTTTGCCCATGAGTATTTTTACTTTTATGACAGACAAATTAAATACATTTCCAAAAAGGAAGTTATTGAAGATGTCCTTTTGTCATTGCTATCATGGCTAATGGTACTATGGCTTATAATAAGTATTTGCCTTGATTGTTATATGGGTTGGCCGTCTAAAGGTTATGAATTAAATAAACATAAAAAAAGTCAGTCTTAATAGGCTGACTTTTATTTTTTACCATTGTATAAAAGTTTATTCTTTAAAGCCGGCATATGGGTTGGCATTCATTGCTGCACGTCTTCCTTGATATGCTTGGTTTCTTGCTTGGTCAAGTGAGGTTTTTTTATTTTGATATTTATCCCATTGTTTTTGGGATTTACCCTGAGCCTTTGCAATTTCTTGTTGCCTTTTATTTTCTAAGTCTTGAATTTTTTGGTCATATTTAGCATTGATTTGGTCAATAGTTTCTTTTGAATTTTGATTAACCCATTGTTTACTATTTTGGCCATTTTGAACACCGTATTTTCCTTTAAGGTTTTCAATATCATTACGACTTCTTTCTAATTGGCGGTTATTAAAATGAGCATTATAATTTCCACCTTTGGTAAATGTATCCTTTATTGCGCCAAATTTATCAGCCATATTGCCAAAGAAACCTTCTTCCATATCTTCTTCATTGAAATTACCCTCGGCTAAGACTCTTTTAACTGATTCGTTAACTATTTGTCTTAATTGACTTTCATTAATTCTAATAACTTGTTTATTCATATTTTTAATATTTTTATTTTATTCTTCATTACCTTGACCTTCTTCTGATGCATTATAACCATCTATCATATTTTGCGTTTCGGGTGTATTTTGGTTATTTCCTGTTTGTGGGTTAGTTTGTTGCGTATTTGTTGCCGTTGAAGCAGATTGTACATTAGTCTGTTGTGTATTTGTTGTACCTGAAGTTTGTTGTGCTCCTCCTTCTAATGTAGCAATTTGTTGTTTAAGTTGTTCTATTTCAGTACTTAATTTATTCAACATTTGTGTTTGTTCCCAACTTCCGCCTTGTCCACCGTTATTATTGTTATTACCATTACTACGATTACTTACAACACCATTATACCCATCACTGAAATCTTGGTATGCATTTTTAACAGCACCCCATGCTTTTCCGAGCCCTGAAAAGAAACCCTCGTTTTCCATTGCTTCTGAAAGTATTCTTTTAGTACTTTCGGCTATAAGTTGATTAAACTGTTCTTCTGTTAATCTATATTTCATCTTTTTTAAAAAAACTTTTTTAATAAATAGTTGAATATATTTAAAATTATTTACTTTATACCTTTAAATGTTATTTTTTAAGAAAAAAATATGGAAAAAAAAGAAGATTTAACCAAATGTGGTTTAACAGAATTGATAGAACTTGAAAAAATTGCAAGAATTGTATGTATGAAGTATGAGAGTTCTTCAAAAAGTTATGACGGAACAATTATAAATAACGGAGAATATTCACTTTTTAATCTTTATAACACATTTAGAAATGATGTGATTAATGAGATGGAAAAGCGCATAAAAGATAAAATGGGTAAAAAATGAAAAAGAAGTATAATTTATTTAAAAGTGTGCTATTTGGCCTTAAACTTTTTTGGTATTCATTGCTTTATGGTATGGATAACGCCAATAAATTAATGTTTAATCAAAATGGTGACGTAATTGATAATGGTGTTCATCAAAATTTATCAAAGGGTGGTGTCATGGATGATTTGTTGGAGCAAAGGGTAACAAAAGAAGTAGAAGAAATCCGTGAGAAACATTATAGAATTCTTAAGGAAGCCGATAAATATGACGCTTCAACAATTACAATGACATTTGATGAAGATGGAAATCCAATATTTTCAAATACAGATTTTCTATTAAAGAAGACATATGCAGATTTTATGAAACATCCACCTGTTTACGAGACAGAAGATACCAAATTAAAAGTAATACAAGACAATAAGATGTTTGAAAAAGAGGGAATACACATTCCCAGTGGAATATATGACTATGACACAATATTAACAATTGACCATGGAAATGTCATACCAAGATTCCAACTTGAAAAGTTTGTCACAAAAATGGCTGTTAGGGAACAAAGTAATCCAAATCGTGCTTTTGTCGATTTTTATATGCCCACACAAGCAAGTCAATTTGGAAAAATAGACGCAATTTTAATATCCAATTTATTTACAATGTTTGAAACAAGAAACTTTAAATCAGATTTAATTGATTTTAAAGAAATTGAATGGGTGTCCAACAAGGCATGGAATTCAGAAGATATGTGTTTGTTTAAGTATGATGATATTAAAATGGTCGATATGAATGTTTTTGATGGAAGTTTTGTTCTTACTTTTGATTGTAACATATTGTCAAATGGAAAATCCATTGTTGAAAAGTATATGACAAAAGAAATGGATGAAAAATACAATAAACTTGCACCAAAGAAAGATGTTTTGGATTTTGGGGGATTGGGTGCATTGAAAAGACGAGATGATAAACTTAAGGAAATAGAAAAAGAGATAATAAATTTAGAAAATACAATAATTAAAGTATGAGAATTGCAATAGACTTAAATGATGTCGTAAGAGATTTTTCAAATAATTTTTTAAGATATTATGTTGAAAAATACAATCATGAATTTGATTTGGACGAATTTGAATTTTGGACAAACAAAATGAACGAACTTTTCCCTTTCAATAGTGAAGCAGCATATCATAATTTTATTTATAATGATTTTGCTTATGAATTATATGGGAAGTGTGGTGTTTGCACCAAAAATTTGGAAACCGAATTAAATACATGGATGGAGAAGACGCTAAAGGACCTTGATTTGGATGAAAATGTTGAGGTTGTAATAGTTTCGCCAATGGAATATGGTTTATCAATTGGTAGTACACTTTTCTTTTTGTCCAAAATAGCTTGTAAGGCCCGTGAGATATTTTTCCCTAAAAATTCAGCCGAAATATGGGATAAATGTGATGTATTGATTACTGCTAATCCGGATTTAATCAATTTAAAACCTGAAGACAAGTATGTAATTAAAATAAATGCAGAATATAATAAGGGCATACAATCAGATGAAGAATATTCAAGTTTAAGCTCTTTTATAAAAAATACAGATAATCTAATAAAAATAGTTAATAAATATGAAAAGATTTAAGAACAAATATTTTGAATTTTGCGGTAAAAAGTACGCATTTGACCTTGCAAGACTTAAGGAAGTCTGTTTAACATCTTCAAAAGATGGTGTTAATAAAGAATATGAAATATCACACGCTTATGAACAAAATGAAGACGGTGATTTAGTATTATCGAACAAAGTTGAACATGAAACTAAAATTTTCGGCAATCAGCAAAACGACATGATAATATATGATGTTGTTAAAGTTTTGGTTATTGCATTATTGGAAAATAATCAAGACGAAGATAATTTTGTGCTTGATTTTGGTACTTGTTTAACGATTAACACCTTAATTAATTGGGGGATTTTAATTGAAATTGATGAATAATAGTAAAAAAAGAATATAAATGGCAGAAATAACAAAAAGCGAAATGCTTAAAATAACCAATGAAAGTATTTCAAAATTAAAAAATAAAGAGTTTAAAGTTTTATTTTTTGTACTTGACACAAAAGGCAATCCCAATGGTTCGCTCGAATATATTTACCAAACAGCGTTGACATTGAAGAAACTTGGATATGATGTTGCAATGCTTCATCAAGAAAAGGAATTTATTGGTGTTGGCGGTTGGCTTGGGGAAGAATATGCTGAATTACCACATTATAACATTGAAAAACAGAATGTTAACATAACACCAAGTGATTTCTTGTTTATCCCTGAAATTTTTGCAAATGTAATGATACAAACAAAGAAATTACCATGTAAAAAAGTTGTTATAATTCAAAATTACAGTAACATATGCGAATTTATGCCACCACATTTAACTCCAACAAGTTTAGGTATAACAGACGCTATTGTAACAACAAATGAGCAGGTTAAGAGAATAAAGGAATATTTTCCTGATTTAAGATGCCATGTTGTTTCACCTTCAATAAGAAAGATGTTCAGAAATAATGAGGCACCTAGAAAACTAGTCATTAATATTTTAGCAAAGAATCAATCGCATTACAATCAAATAATGAAACTGTTTTATTGGAAGAATCCGTTATATAAATGGGTTTCATTTAGAGATTTACGTGGTTTGCCACAAGATATGTTCTGTGAGGCATTGAGAGAGAGCACATTTACCATATGGATGGATGATGAGACAAAATTTGGATATAATATTTTAGAAGCAATTAAATGTGGAAATATTGTTGTGGCCAAGGCACCAATTCATCCGACCGACTGGATGTTGGATAAAAATGGAGAATTAACTGATTCAGTTTTATGGTTTAATGAGATTGAAGACATACCTGATTTGCTCCCTTCGGTTATAAACAGTTGGATGCTAGATTCAATTCCTGAAGAAATCTATGAAAAGCAAAATAAATTATCGGATTTATATACCGAAGAAAATCAGGAAAAAGAAATTAATGATGTTTATGTCAATGGACTTTTCAAGAAACGTTTGACTGATTTTGAAGAGGTTTTAGTTGATGTTGAAAATAATGTTTTTAAAACAAAAGAAGAGTAATGAAAGATTTAACGATAATTATACCATTAAAGTCATATAATGAGAATGTTACCAAATTATTGAACCGTGCAATTGAAAGTTGTGGCGATAATAAAATCATATTGGTTGGTAAAGATGTTTATGAATTTTCAAATGATAAGGGGAAAGACATACAAGTTATAAATATGTCACAAGAAAATTCATATCAACATAATGTTAACATTGCCATTGATAGTGTTGAAACAAAATATTTTTCGGTACTTGAGTATGATGACATCTATTCAAAGAAATGGTTCGACAATGTAGAAAAAGAGATTGAATATGATACAAATGACACTTCTGCGTTTTTGCCGTTGACAATGGTGGCAGAATATGACGAGGATGAAAATAACACAAGCAGATTACTGGGTTATTCAAATGAGGCTTTTTGGTCATCATCTTTTTCAGAAGAAATAGGATGCGTTGATGCTGAATCATTAGAAAATTATTTGGGCTTTAATGTTTCAGGTGCTGTATTTAAAACAAATGATTTTGTTTCGCTTGGTAAATTAAAAGAATCCATGAAATTGGTATTTTGGTATGAGTATTTACTGAGAGCAATCCATGAGGGTAAACGCATTTATGTTATACCAAAGATTGGCTATTATCATTTTGTTGGTAGAAAAGATAGTATGACATACGAATATCAAGAGACAATGACAGAAAAAGAAGCCGACTGGTGGGTTGAGTTAGCAAAGAAAGAATTTTACTTTAAAAAAGATAGAAATAAGGTCTATACTGAAGAATAACAATAATGATGCATACAGAAATGGGGTAGAAATACCCCATTTAAACATCTTAGGAAGACTCTTATGAATTTTTGAGTAAAAATACGGAAAGTACATTTTTAATGTAGATTTAGATGTTTTGCTGAGTTTTTGGAAAAAATTTAGCGGAAATGGGAAAAAGAGGAAGAAAACCAAAAGAGAAAAAGGGTTATTTTTATGATACAGAGGAAAATGCAATAGTTCAATATATAAATGAAACTAATTTATTGGAGAAAAACAGAATTTTTAATAAAGTTCTGTATCCTGCATTAACAAAAATGATTGAATCAATCATTAGGCGTTATAAACTGTTTGTACCTGACGAAGAATTCGAACAGAATTTTAGTGACACAATTTCGTACTTATTAACTAAATTAAACCACTTTAAGCCTGAAATATATTGTTATGACCCGTATACAGGTGATACTGAAAATATAAAGTTTACCGAAATCAGCGAAAGTGATTATAATGATAAAATTAAAGGTGCAGATGAAGAAGACCCTGAATTTATCCATGTAGATTTCGAAGAAGAACAAGGTGACAGTAATTTCAGAAAAGTTTTGCACAAATATAAGGCTTATTCTTATTGTGGCACTATTTGTAGAAATTATTTGATGTATAAGTGTTCGCAATACGCAAAAAAGAAACTAAGAAATTCTTCATATGAGGATATATATGAATCAATAAACAACGATGAGAAATTCTCGACAGAAGAAGATAGTTTTAGTACACATGCAGAAGTATTAGTTAAGGGTATAACAAATGAGATAAAAAATATGATAGACAATAGAGAAATTTTTGGCTTAACTGATAGCGAGATAAAGGTTGGGACATCATTAATAAATCTTTTAAAGAATTGGGAAAAAGTATTACCGAATGAGGGTAGTAAAAAGTTACAGAAATCTTCAATACTTTATTTTTTGAGAGAAGATACCATGATGACAACTAAAGAATTAAGGGACAACATGAAATGTTTTAGAAATGTTTATTATTTCCTTAAAGAGAATGAAATAAAATAAGGTGGTTAGATATTTCACTAAAAACTATTTATAATAAAAATTAGAGCATGGAAGTTAAAAGATATAAAGTCAGATTAAATTCTGTTGAAAAAATAGAAGAATTGCTTCAAGAGATATACGACCAAGCTTGTAGGCAAATTAACGAAATACAAAACGAAATCAACAAACTCGTTAATTCAACCAATATGGGCGAAGATGGTTTTTCTATCGATGCAAAGGCCACATATGCAAAATCAATACATGATTTCATCGGCGACAAACAAAAGGCTATTGCAGCCAAATTTGAAGTCGCCAAATTTATGGGTGAGATTTTAAAGCATAACGGTGACGCAATGGCAACGGTTAATGATAAAAATTATAAGAAAAGGACTTCATTAAACCTTAATGAGATAAAAAATATGCTTGATGAAGACAATGATGGCTCAATAACATATGACCTTAAGAAAAATTAAAAAACATGAATCAGACTGACAGGGTATTAAGCAACATAGGGGCAATAAGGACATTGCTTGAAAATTTTCCAATGGGATTATTCGAGAGAGACGGAAAAACTTATACTTCCGCCTTTGAATTTATTATGGATGTGCTTAAAGCGGTTGGTATAGACCCTAAGGAGTTGTTATCATATTTAATTGGTAAAATATATGGGTTTGAAGGTAAAATTGCTTATACAATTGATGGACTATATGAAAGTATAAGTAACGGGGACCTTAATGTTGACATGCAAAATCCATTTATTGAAGGCTTGGAATATTCAATAAAAGGTATTTTAATGGCTTTGTTTACAAGTATTTTTACTTGTTCGGCTTTACCAATTTTAGATACTGAACTTTTTGATTATGACGCTCTTGAACCTCTTATGGGAGACGACGCAGAAAAAACAAAAAGAACTAATGATAATGATAAAAATAAATTAAAAATTCCTGTTTCTTCAATTGATTTATTAGGGATGTTATCTATTTCGCCGTCAACAAAAGAGGGCTCTTTATATTATTTAACGGACGGAACTGATAAATATTATCATAAGGAATATGTAACAGAATCAAAGATTGAAAGTGCACATACACAAGTGATTGCAGGTGAATCTTATTCAGCAATAACAAGTTTATATGAAAAAGAATATTTGGTGAATTTTGAATATATGTTTCCAAATATGTATTTTGAAATTAATGAGCATGACATAAATACTGATACAATACAGTCAGCAGGAGCACCAATTGATTTAGAAATAAAAGTTAATTATTTAACTGGAGAGTGTGATAGTGAAGAAACAACAACTTTTAAAATAGATAAAGGCCAAGATTGTTCTGAAGGCCAAACCATACAATCTGTTATGATAAAAACGGGCTTAAGTGGTGAGGTTTATTATTATCCAACAGAAATTGTCAGTATAACGATTAATGGTAATAAACAAGGGTGTGAAGTTGGAAATGAGGAAGACGGTACTAATTCATGGATATATTTAACAGCAACAAATGGCGAAGTGAATAATTGGGAAGAAAGTGGTGAAACAATTGATTTGGAAATCTTTGGCGATTCAAGAGCGGATGAAAAAAAGATAGTTGTTAAAACAGCAGACCATACAGGCTCTTATGATTGTGAGATTGAAACAACAGCATCATGGTATACATATAAACTTTTAGAAGACCCCAAAGAGGCCCAAGATGTAATTAGAAGTACTTATGTACCTGATAATGTATATGATACAGACCCTGAATATATTGTGTGCTATGAAGGCGTAAATCCAAATCTTGTTTATCGTTCAAATGACATGAACGCATTTTTATGGTATTCATTAAATAAAGGTAGTGTGGTAAACCAACAAGAAGAAAACCATCTAATGTGGGATAGCCGTTTAACAGCTGCTAAAAAGGGGATTGTCCGTAACGGTGGCGACTGGAATATTTGGTATTCTTCAAAATCAGAAGAAGGCGGAGAGTTTGAATATAACGAAAACCCTGAAACTGAAGTGTTATACCCAATTATACAGGTTGAACGTTATGATGAAGATAATTTCTTATTGAGATTTCCTTCCCAAAGATATTACAAGCCTAAAAAGCGTAAGAAAATATATGATGGTACATATGAACATGGTAGTGATTTTGGACAATACTTTAATTCAAGTATTTATCGTTTTGATTGGGAATATCTTAAGAATATACAAATACTTAATCCTAAATTATTGCTTGTAAGATTATTGGAATCGCTTATAGGATTTGCTATGGATACACCTTCAAGTGTAAAATTTGATTTTAATAAAAAAAGGATAGAAGCAGTTATTGCTAAAGCCATTAAATCCATTATAACTGCCAATGATATGGAAATAGAGGATTGTTGGAAATCATTTTCAAATGAAGATTATAATGATTTATTGGAAGAAATGCTGTTAAGTAGATATCAAGCTACAAGAAGTGATGATGAATCGGTTAGAATTAGAGTACACGATGTTAATGATTATATAAACCAATTGGACCAAATAAATCAAAACACCTCTTCACAAGGTACGACATCAATGATTACAAAAACAGTCACCAATGTGATGATGACAGAAGGTTCTGATGAAAAAACTGAATATAGTTTTGATTTTGGATTTGATTCAAATATGTACCAAAAACTTATATGGGCTATTGTTATGCCTATTGCTGAATCCTTGTTTACACCACAAGTAATGCTTTTAATGATGATTAATTTCCAAATGCTTGGTATTGTGAAGATTGACGAGGCTTTAGGTAACGATTTCACTAAAATTCTTAATTTAGTTATAAATAAAATTTTAGGCTTGATTAAATCAATTGTAATTTATATTAAAGATAAGATATTACAGTTGTTACTTGATTTGTTTTATGAGAAAGTTATGCCAATGTTAACCGAGATGATGCTTATGCTTTATCTTGAAATGATTACCGATTGGCTTATTATATTGCTTAATTCAGTGAAATGCTTACCATTAATGATAGGTCTTGAAATTGAAAGAACTGGCGGCATTGACGAAGTTGATTATGCTGATATTGTAAACGAGCAGAATATACCTGAAAGCTCATCAGAGTGTTAATAATAATTAAGATAAAATTTAAATATCCATGAATATATCGGGTGTAATAGATACAATTACAAAAGCATTGGAAAATACAAGAGTACCTGTGAACATTTTACCACCATTGTTATTAAGGTGTACTTCTTTAATGAGGACGGGCTTATCGGCGTATAAGATAACATCACAGATAATTCAAAACAATAAACTTATTGGTATTCCAACAGATGAGAATCCGGATGGGACAACTAACTTAATAAATGCATATACATATAATGTGGTAAGAGCAATGGTTGATGCGTTAAAAAATGATGCGGCGGTTCAAGTGGCAGTACCGGCTAATAGCGTTCTTGTTGAAGTTGAAGGCGGTAATGCTGGCGGCCCGTTTACTGCAATTGGAAGAAATATATTAAATTCAATAGCAACAGGAATAATGCAATAATTAAAGAAGAAACATGAATAGAACTGATTATAATAATATGTCAAATATGGAGTTAAAACTTTGTATTGAGACATTACAGAATGAATTTGAAGCCAAAAAAGCAGAAATAGTAAAAATTTGTGAAGAATTGGAAGAAATACAGAGAAAATACAATGATGTAAACAACGAAATAAATCTTAGACAAAATATATTTTAAAAATGGCTAAAATAAAAGGCGTTAGATATTGTAAGGTTATTGCTGTAAACGAAAAGTATAGTTCTTCGGGTGAAACTGACATGGATTTAATTAAAGTCAGAATATCGCCTGAAGACGATGGCATATCTGATGATAAAATACCATGGGCTTTTCCTCTTTTACCTAAAATGTTACATGTAAAACCAAAATTCGGTGAAGGTGTTTTTGTACTTTTGACTGATTTAGGTCATTCAACAAGCCAAAGATACTATATTGGGCCTGTTATTTCACAAGACCATCGTATATTTAAGGATGATGCCAATTATGCAACTTCATTTATGCGCGGTACTGCATTTAAACCTGATATAGCCCCAAGCACAAAACCTGAATGTAATGGTATTTTACCAAATGACGATGATGTTGTTTTAAGGGGTAGGAAAAATGCGGATTTGCAAATCACTGATGATGATGTAAGAATTAAAGCAGGTGTTAAACTCGTAAATGAAACTGACCATTATGATATGAAATTCAATGAACAAGACCCTGCTTATATTAAAATTAAATATCATCCGAATGGAATTGTTACAGAAGGAAATGCTAAAAGCGGCGATACTCAGGTTAGAAGTACAGTAACTCTTGTCGGAGACAAAATTAATTTATTACAAAATAATTCAAAAGAAGAGAAATTTGTTACCACCGATAGAAAAGATTTAATTACCGATGAAGAATTAAAACGTGCCATGGATGAAGCCTATAAACTTCCATATGGTGAAAAACTGGTTGATATTTTATCAACTTTTATTGATGCATTTATAAAACATACGCACCCATTTCCAATGTTACCACCTTGTGACGCAAGTGGTTTACCTGAACTTAAGGAGAAAAAGACCATGTATCTTGATGACGGAAAATTATTGTCAGATACAGTTAGAATAAACTAAAAAGAAAAGGCCGCTTTAATAACGGCCTTTTTGCTATTCATATCTTTCTGTTACATCACTTATAATTTCGAAAGAAAGCACATTTTCAAAAAATCTTATTTCTCTACCATCATTTACCTTAATATCAATATGATATTTATTTGGTATGAAATCTTGTGTGTATATTTTAAAGAAGTTATTTAAGAAACACTTTTCTATTTTTGTATATGGGACAACCTCCAATTGTCTTGCCCCATCATAAACATAAATGCGATATTCAGCGTTTGAGACCAACATTCTTTTATCTGTTGAGTATTTCTCCCTGAAATCAACGGTTATTTCACGCTCTTGGCCTCTTTTAAGTCTTTCATTATCATTTATACCATATAAAGAAGGCACCAAAAGATTTTTTGAATATGAATTTTCGCTGATTTTTAATTTATTTGATAAAGGTTTTGTAGAGAACTCTAATTCTACATCTTCGTTAGAAACGCCGTTTAAAACGATTTCAGACCATTTATCATAATAGATGGCACCCTTTTCCATTTCATTACCTGAAGTGCTCACAGAAGCGTAATAAACGCCTTTTGTGGATTGTTTCACTTCAACATCTTCATCATTAATGGTACATATTGGATTTTTGTCAAGATTGGTAGGTATTCCATCATCAAAGACATAAAGATAAAGTTTATTCTCTTTTCCTAATGTAAACGATTCCCTGTCATCCATTATATATTCATTATAATTTGCTTCAACATAAGGATGGAAGAATGTGTTTGTGTTGTCAGTAAAGAAACCAACATAATATTCATTAAGTTGTGAGCCTATTTTTTCGGTTTCGGGTACAAATGCAAGGCCCAAACCAAAATTATCAATACATTTTTTCTCATAATCTTCCAATGTATCGTCTATTTCGTCTTTTAACTCATCCATGACATATTTTGTTATGTCTATTGAAAGATTTTCGTTACCGAAATCAAAATGTTGTGTACCAATTATAATAGAATCCTCGCCATTAAGATATTTTTCATATTCTTCCATTAAAAATTCGTTTGAATATATACCTCCATGTAAAGCCTCTTCGTTTAATGAATATGATTCAGTTAACTCAATAAGGTCATTTTGTGCTTTTTCCCAATCGCCTGTATCTGAATAAGCGCTTGCAATTTTAAATATTTCCTCTGATATTTCATCTGACCTTTTCCTATCATAGTATTTTTTCCTATTGATATTCAACGGCATATTATCAAGGTCAAATTTATCTCTTTCATATTTCCATGGTACGAATTTTTTTGCAAAATACCAGTTAGAGCCATCTTCGGCATATGCAAGTTTGTCTTGAATATAAAAGTCGTTTTTATAATCAAAGCCACGGCCCATATCAAAATCCATGGGAAGTTTGAAAAGCATTAAGTCGAATGAAGTGGCCCTATCAAATTTAAAATCAGGTGCAATATGTATCGGTTTTTCATAAGGGACCGTATCAACTGAGAAACAATTTGTCATTTTAAGAGTAAAACTTAATTTATCCGTATTGGCAAATGTTTTATTATTTATTAAATCTTTTATTTCGTTTATATCGAAATGAAGTAATCCCCTCATTAAAAACTGGCCGTATCCAACGCTTAAAATAGGATTTAACCCTAAATTTTGGAGCGAATTCTCAATAATCGTATTGGTTTTATCTAAAAAAAAGTGTCTTATCATTTTTTATTATTCTTTAACATAAATAGTTATAAAATAATAGTTTTTTTTAATGTTGTTTTTTAAAAAAATACCAAACCAAAAACTATTTATAAGAAACAGATTGGGAAATATTGTTTAAAGAAAAATAATGACGCTGCCCAAATCTCGCTATGAGGTCATAAGGTTAGTCAATGAAGGGAGCCTATGCGCAAGGGCCCCTTTTTCGTTATTTGACTTTTTTTAAAAATATATTATATTTTTAAAAATATTTTATGAAAAAGATAAAAAGTGAAGTAAAATTTTCTGATGACATTTTTAAAATTAAAATTGGAACCATTGATAAAAAAAATCCTGAAGTGATTTATATTGAATTGGGTTCTTACATTTCTCCTATTAAGGAAAAAGAATCATATAAAAACAATATTTTTAGTATAGAGAATAAAGCCAAGACATTACTCAGTGATTTTCTGAAGAACAATCCGTTATGTAAAAGGGATTATATGTTAGTTTCGGATATAGCCGACACTCGTATGACCAAAAACAAGAAATCGTATTTTGAAATACAGATTTTCATGAAACCAACAGATGAAGCCAAAGCATCAACTAATTTTTCGGGCCTTGTTGATAAAATCAATGATGAATGTGTTTCAAAAATTGTTCCATGTATAAAGGGATATATTGAGGAAAACGATTTTGAATGTTTTAAAACAAGGAAATAAAGGTTATTTTAAACTATTTATAGTAAAAATAATAAGATGCAAAATTTCATAATAAGACAATTCTCTAAATTGCCGTCACTAGAATTAGAATTAATAAATGACGGAAGATACGATTTTCAGAAATCATTAATAAATGAGGCTCTACAAGACAGTACGGTAACTTTTAGCATGAAAGACGAAGAAACTGGATTACTTAAAGTGGCAAAAGCCGAAGCAAATATTGTACTTGCCAATGAAGAAGGTTGTGATGAAAAATATATTTTACAATACAAATGGAAAGACCGTGATGTTGCAAAAAAAGGTATTTTCGATGGATGGTTTGAAATAAAATTTAATGGGGATTTAATAAACTGTGATGGTACTCAATACCCAGAAGGCAATTTAATAGTCCCTGTCGAAGAAGAATTAAGAATAATTATAAAATAAGCAAAATAATGGTTAAAGAGACAACTATATCACCAAAGTTAAAAAGAAAAATGCTCGAAGAACAAATTGATAATATAATCAATGAAGAATTGGGTATTGCAGATGAGGTTGTTAAACTTGCGGATTTAATTGAAAAACAAGTTTTTTCTCTATTAAATCAAGGTATTACAGAAAAATTTTTTAATGTTAAGACTAAATTATCTGATGTTAATGTGGATTTTATTTATAAAGAATTTAGTAATGCGGAAGAAGCATTAAATTGGATAAATAAAAATGGACGTTCTGATGGATATTCATATCAAACAAATACAATATATTTAGGTGTTTATTTAATTGGTGGCGTTTTAAATACATTTGACCTTAATGATACAATAATGCATGAATGCAGTCATTATTGGGAATGTAAAAAATCAGGAAAAACACAATATAATGATGCGTATGCCACGATAGCAAGGGGAGTGAGTAATTGGAATCCTTGTATTAGCCAATTGTGTGAAATATTATACTATTGTGATAAACATGAAATAAATTCATTTGTAAATGGAACATATTCAACAGCGATGAAAAAGAAAAAGCATTACGGAAGTTATAGACAATTTATCGCTGATAACGGCGTTAGTAATTTATATGTGATGCTTAGAGATGCTGAAGAAATTGTAAGGAGTTTAGAAATAAAAAACAGTTCCTCATTCTTTATTGCTGCATTTTGGCTTATAAGCAATGGAATATTTAATTGTGAAGCAGAAGAAGTAGTGGATAAAATAATTAAAATTGCTCAAAATGCCTATCAATATTTAATTAGTCGAATCGGCAAAGCATATGCATTATATACAGCAAGACTTAAGGAAGAAGAAGAAAAATTGAGAGATGCACAAATTAAAATGATGCTTCAAAGATATAAAATTGGAACTGAAAATAATGAAAAAGAAAAAGGCGAGATTTAATCGCCTTTTTTTTAGGGAACTATGTACATGATGGCACAAAATTAGAAAGAAATTTCTGATTTTCAGTTAAAAAACTGGTTTTTCAGGTTGAAAAATTGTATATTCTACACTATAAATAAGTGTAACCAACCTGAATTGCTATGATTAACCTTGCCCATTTCAACTCCCTGCCCCAAATCTTCCGCCATTTCCGTGACAAAGCCACCTGCCTAAAGTTCATTGAGGAACAAATCTACCCTGACGGACTTGTTGCTTGCCCGTATTGCGGTGGTATGCACCCATATCGCCGTGGTGACGGAC